GTCTTGCCGCCCCAGGCCCCAGAGATAGAACCCGCCCTATCCCCCGGCCGGCGGACCAGCGCGTTGTTCCTGTGCCGCCTTGGCCTTGTCCCAGAGCATCTGCGCGAACCGGACGGCCTCGTCGGGACGAAGAGCGAGCCAGCGGAGCTCGGCTGCTGCCTTGATCACGACGTAGCCGCGCTCAACTCCGATAGCGAGCGAGTTACCGCCCCGCTCCCGAGCCCTGCGTTCCCGCCAGAGATCCTCAAGGCTGCGCGCCGTCAGCGTCGCGGGGACTTCGTGATGCTCGGTCATGCCGATCCTTCGATCTCTTCCCGTATCGCCTTAACGCGGTGCAGGCTCGCTAGCATGAGCCGATGGATCGCCTCGTCTACCTCGTCGCGGACCCGCGGCGGGGCCATTGTTCCACGGCCGTCTGCGTGCAATCGCCTGTGCTCATCGCGCTCTATCCACTTGAATGCCAAGGGAAATGTGTAGTCCTCATGGTGCTTCTGAGGATGCTCCCCGCATTTGCGTGGAACAATAAAGCCGCGCCGCTGATACGTGTTCGCGTAGCTTCTGGCATTCGCCTTGGCTCGTTCATCCGGGGACAGATCCCGGTATGAACGCCTTGACATCCTCGCCTTCCGGTTGTGGCATCCCCGACAGTAAGAGTAGCCTGGCCGATCCCGCGGGCCGTAGCACTCCGGGCATGCGCCTTGGCATCCGACGACTTCCTCGGTCAACCGCCGGATCAGGCGCCGTCGCATCGCTTCCTGTTCCCGAACCCGCCGTGCTCCCGCGCCGTGTGCTCCGAGTGGCACGGGCGGCAGAGGCTCTCTAGGTTCGCCGGATCGTCGTTCGCGGGGTTTCCGTCCCGGTGATGGACCTCCAGAGCCGGGACGGCCAGGCCGCGCTTCAAGTGTCGCTCGCAGAGCGGGTACCGTCTGAGCTGGCCCGCGCGCACCGCGCGCCAATAGGCGGAGTCGTATTTCGGGTTCTTCCCCGATCGGTCCGGATAGGCATGCTTCTCGCAGCGCCCGTGCTCGACGAGATTCCCGCATCCGGGCTGAGTGCAAACCCTAAGCGCTCGGCTTGGCATCGCCGGGGCGGATCATCCGCCAGATCTCGGCTTGGAGCTCAGGCTCCAGCGTTCGAATCAGGGGCAGCTCGAGGAACTCTTCCCAGGTACCGGGGCGCTCCACCCGAGCCTGCCACCAAGCGTCCAGCGTCGCGCCGTCATGCTTGGGTCTCACGCGCTGAACCTCATCCGACGATCGGGTAGGCGGCGGACGCGTGCTGAAGACCGTTTCCGGCCTCCGGGTCTGAGCGAGAGGGGTGCGCCCGCCGCCATAGGTTATAGGGCGAAGGCGCCCTTCCCGATCTGAGGGATGTAGTCTCGGCCGAGGCCGGAAGCGAGCCCGAATTGCCCCTGCTTATAGCCTATGTTTTCAGGGTTGTAAAGGAGGAATTGAACGCGGAACTCACCGATCTGCACTAACTCCGTGAATTCCTTCTTCGTTACCCGGTGCCCGGCATACCGGCTCAGCGTTCGGAGGACGACGAAGAGCTGCTGCTCTGGGTGCGCGTACCAGAAGGTCAGGGCGCGGTATTGGAGCCTCGGGATCGCCAGGAGGATCGACCAGGTGTGCAGTGCCCGGACTAGGTAGCGCACCGGCCGCGCCTCGGGAGGATCCCAGATCTGGGGGCTGCGCCAGGCGCCCTCGGCACTCCCCGCGCGGATCCGGTGCCTCTTGTCCTTGAAGTAGTAGGCCCACTCCCGGAGCCGTTCCCGCGCCTCTTCAACGTCCGCCTCCGCCCGCATCTCCATCCGCCCGCCTCCGCTAAGGGTTGCCGTACTCTAGCGACCTTAATCCCGTTTCGCCAGCGTGGATTGCCGCAGAGCCGAAAAAAAGCCCCGCGCCGAAGCCGGGGCCGAAGAAGGGACGGGAAGCCGCCTGTGCCGCCCGGCGCGCCGCCGGAGAGAGGGCCAGGGCACGCGAGGCCATTATAGCTTCGCCCTCACATGTATGAGTACGATCCCTGCCATCGCCGCGGCGGCGAGCGCCACGGGGCCGAGCAGCAGCCCCGGAAGCCAACAGAAAAGCAGGAGAAGCCATCCGAGTGACCGCGCGCTACGTTCGCGTCTTGTGACGTTCAGGCTCATCTGGTTGCCGTGAGGTACCCGATAATCAAGAAGACGATACAGATACCGATGAATTCCAACAACGTGATTTCGCTCATGCTTAGTCCAATTCTCAGAGTTCTTCGATCGGGTACCCGGCCTCGGCCATAAGTCGCCGCTTGAGCTTATAGGCGTCCGTGCGGAAGCCCTTCGCGTCCATCACGATTATTGCAGATCGAACTCCGATGACGAAATCTGCCCGGTAGATGATCCCACCGGGCAGGATGAACTCGACCTGTCGCGCGAGCCAGCGGAATTCGCCGGCGCGGAGCCGCGCGCGTAGCTCACGCCAAATCCGCGCCTCCTTCTTGCTGTCGTGCCGGACGCCCTCCTCGTCGACCGTCGGACGGTTCCGGAACTTCGAGCCCCTCTTCGCTTTCGATCGCTTCGCCGTTAGCGCGTCGTACTCTTCTCGGGTCAGCCGGAGCGTCGTCGCCATCAGGCTACCTTTATCTTTCCTTCGCGCCACAGCCACAATAGCGTCCGCTCTAGGCCGCGCATGAATACGGCTTCCTTCTCATCACGGCTTGCTTTTCCTTGATCCAGCCACGCATGGCAGGCATAGCACCCGGTCGCCCCGAAGCAGTCGTGCGCCTTGATGCTCTTGCCCTTCCCATGTCGATATAGGTTCGAGTGACACCAGACCGTTGTTTCCCCGCCGCCGATACATACCCGGTCCACGTTCAAATGACAGGGCGCACCACTAGCCAGCCTAGTCAGCTTTGGCTCGCGGAAGTTCATGTCTCTCTGCCATGCTCGCGGCCTGCAGCCACAGCGCAGCTATCCACCGTGCCTGCCGGCTGAACTCGGCCCACTTCTGCTCCGCGCATAGCCGCTCGGCTTTCTTCTGCTCTTTTTGGGCGAGGGTTAAGGATGCGGATGGGTCGGTCATGCGCTCCTCATGCGCTTGCGGACATCGGCGTAACTCTCGCCCACTCTCACAACACGCTCCCGCGTCGATTCAAGGCTCGGCGCAACTTATTCCCGCTCAACCGGACAACGTGCCGCGCGTTCGGCTTCGACATCTTCGCGGGACGATTCCGCGTCGGACAGTTCGCCCGGCGATTCATACGCCGACCTCGCGCGCGATCCGGCGCATTGCCGCCTCGTATTCCGCCGAGCTAGCCTCCGGGTGCCGCATAATCCACGCCGCCTTGCGCCGCTCGTACTCTTGCCATTTAGTCATCTCGTCCTCCTATCGCCTTTCTAATCGGCTGTGACGGCTCGTGATACCGTCCCGATACGCGGTCCCATCGCAGCGTCGCGACACCTGCCCGTCCGAGGTGCTTGAATCGTACCTTCTGGACGTGAATCTCGACCTCCTGGTTTCCTTCCGCCTGCTCGCGGTGCACCGTAACGCAGTTATCGGCTTTGTTCCACCAATGTTGCGAATTGCCATAGATGCCCGGCTTTCCGTTGCGGCGAACGAAGTAGGCGCCGGTCGGAACCGTGAGGCAGTACACCTTGCCCTCGTAATGCTCGTGCGAAACGTGGCGCGATTTGCGCAGGCTGATTGAGCGCCGCTGACGATTCCCGACCACGACTGCGTATCGCCGCTTATGGTGCGCCATCGCGCCATCGCGCGACGACACGACGGCCATTTGCCCGAGCTCGATCGCCAGCCGCTGCACTTCGTCTGCAAGGCGCGAGGATGTCGTCGCGTAAACACCTGAATCGGGGCGGTTGCGATACCAGTGCCCATCGCCGTCCATGAGCGCGTGGAGCAGCACGCGCTTCTGCCGTGACGAGAGTCTCCACGTGAACTCAGGGAGGCGCTTGGATGCCGCGCCGACGCCGCACATTTGCGCGACTTGCTGCGTGAATTCGCTGCGCCAGACATACGCGACCCACATAGGCAGCTTGCCTTTGCCACTCGGGGCGCTCACGCGCGAGGAATATCGCACGCCCATGCGATCCAGCGTGGCGCGCATCTCCTGCGCGAGCGGTCCATCAGCCTGGCAGATCCCAATTCCGCCGGTTTTCTTCACGTACCAGCCTTCGGCGATCCACCATCCGAGGAAACGCAGCATGTCATCGGACATAGGCGCATCCGGCGCATCCTCGAACGCAGTCGCCCAAGGCATCTCAAGCCCGTCTACAATCTCGTCGGCCAAGATGAACGACCACTGCTCGTCCATCGGATATGCGACTGGCCGGCCAATACCGCTCATAACGAGACGCCTTGCGACCGATGGCTTGCGGCGCCAATTCGGTCGAACGACCATGCGGTGGTTCGGCGTCACCAGCGCGTCGAAGCTAGGAGAGGCTAGGCGCACCATTTCGCCTACGTAGTTGTGCTCCCACACGCTGCTTGGTCGCTGATAGCTCGCCCTCCCGCTCGCCGCGTCGAAACAGGCGACGCGATCGAATAGCGTCACTTGCGAGTGCGGCACCCATCCGCGCGTGGTGAGGACTTCGGTCTGCGCGTCATGGCAGCCACTGATCGAGTCTGGCCGCGGGATCGGCAGATGCCCGCCTTCCTCACGCCGAAGCTTCTGCGGGTGCGCGACGAGCCAGACGTGAACTCGGTTCCGGCGCGACCAGAGCCGGACCGTCGTGAGCGTCACTGAGACGTACTCCGTCTCGCTCATCGCCGCCGGCCGGAGGTGCTCGAGTTCGTTCCACGGGTCGATCACGAGTCCGAGCCGGTTCTCGCCACCGAGCAACCCACGCTGGCGGAACCATCCCTCCGCCTCGGCAAGCACCTCCTCGACCGCGAATGCTTCACGCTTCGCAAATGGGTTCGCCTTCATGAAACCGAACCAATCATCGATCTCCGTCGCCGCCTCGCGCGCCTCCTCCAGGCTCATCCGCGGCGTCGGTCCGTCGTCGAACGGCTTGCCGACGAACTTCTCTAGGTACTTCACGAGGTGAAGGTGCACCGGATGATTCTCTGGCGAGAAGATCGCGTGCCGCCAGCCCTGACGCGCAAGGTTCAGAAGCAACGCGTCGAGCCACTCGCTTTTGCCGGATCCCGGCCAGCCCGTCACCACCGTGAGCTGCCCCGGAAGCGGCCGGTAGAGCCGATCCACCGACGGCCAGCCCGTCCGCGAGCCTTTCGGCAGCCCGGAGGTGTAGAGTTCGGCCAGGCCCTCCAAGAGCCCCGTCGGCGGGAGCGTGATCGGGTTCATATCGCGAGCTTGCCGTTCCGCTCCGGCATTGCACGTTCCCGCGCGCCGGCGGCCCACGTTCGGACGGCCGCGTGCCAGTCCTTCATCCGGTTCTTCCCGACCATCCAGCCGTTCGCCTGGTAGTGATTCCAGAACTTCTCGGCGTTCACCGGGTAGGAATGCTCCGCGATGAAGGCTTCGACCTCTTCAAGATCCGGCGGGATCTTCTTTCGGATCTTCTCTTCTCGTTTCGTTGTCACCAGCGCGAAGTTGTCATTCCCGTTCTTCATCTCTTCGCCGCAATGTGGACAACGCATCATCTTTCTCCTTCAATCCCCTCGGTGGTGAGCGCACCCAGCCCTAGCCCGAGCTAACGGTGCGCCCTTCAGTCGCTTCCCCACGGCGGAGCCACGACACCCGGCAGCCTTTCGGACGAGGCCGCTGCCTTCGCCAGCCTCTTGTGCGGTGTTTCAGTCCTTGCCCACCAGTACCGCTAATTCACCCGCGCACGCTGTCGTCTGCCTTACCCGTGCACGAGATTTAGTTCAGGATGTTGTTGGCGAGCGCTTGGTATGTGATGCCTGCGCTCGCCTCGAATATTCAATGTCTGCGGGTCGCGTTTGTAACAAAGTACTTCGACCAGCGTTTCAAGATCGATGCGTCGGCCGTGCCAGATAATGTCCTCCGAGCGATCTGGCCGGTCTGATGAAAGCTGTAGGAGGAAGGCTCCATACAGCCGCACCAGACGGACTTCGGAGCCGAATGTCATGCGAGTTGTTTTGACTTGGCCGCGATTGTCACGAAAAGCGCGCCGCAAGCCTTCATTCACCAGCTTGAGCGTGTCGCGCTGATTCCAAGGAAGATCAGCGCTGAACGTCTTCAACTCCACCAGCATGATGCTATCAATAACTCGATCACCGACCCGATCACGATGCGCTCGGTATTGATGAATCCAGTAATCGCAGTCGGTGACATACAGGCGCTCGCGGATCGAATCCAGGCGCGGTTCGGCCCTGATCCATTGCGAGAATGGCGACTCGTCACCATTTCGGCGCATGGCTGTCATGTGGCCTCACGAATTCGTTTTGCGGCTTTCTCAGCTGCAAGCCGGTCTAACTCGAACCCGATAAAGCGTCGGCCTAACTGCTCGGCCGCGATCTTTGCAGTACCGGAGCCGAGGAAGAAATCCACGACGCAGCCAGTTGCAGGACAAAGTTTGTCTATGAAATGCCGCGCCTCGCCAAGAGCTTGTTGCCACTCGTGAGAATCCTTTTCCCGATCTCCACGAACAACGTCGAGCATGACGTTTTGCACATCGCCGCGCGTATCCTTCACAAACCACAGCAGCGGCTTCCACCCGCAACGAACTCCGAGTTTCTGGAGGATCTGATTGCCACCCTCATGGACGCCCGCACAGGTCCACCAGTAACGAAGATGTTCGGACATGCCTGCCAGGACAGCAGGAAGGTGTCGCTGACCTGTGTAGACAATCATGCTGCCGCCGCGTTTAAGGATTCTTGCCGCTTCGCGTGCGGCGTCTTCGTACAACTCGATTGAATCCTCGTCGTATGGAGGATCAGTAAACACGAGTTCGACCGATTCGTCGGGGATGTGTTCAGGCGATAGCTGGCGGAAGTCTCCGAGGTAAATCCCGCTCGGCAAGTCGACTGGCTGCGTGAGCGTGGCTTTCCTCTCGTCCTCAGAGCGCTTACGCCGCACGTAGTACACAAGATCATCAGCGGTCGCGATCTGGCCGCGTTCTCGCTTCTCGGCTAGCACGCGCTCGAAATCCTCCTCCGGCACCGAGGCAAGCTGCTCGTACCGATGCGCGGCCGAAGTCGAGAGGCCGGCTGACTTCAGGACTTCACTCTTGGGTTTCCCACTGCTGGGAATCCCTACCTTGCCTCCTCCCGTAGTCACTACCTTGTCAAGCTCCGCGCTCAACTCCCCGATCCGGCGGCGTGCGCGCAACTGGATTTCCGATACCCACAGCGCGAGTTCCGAATCGTTCGCCTGTCGAGCATAGGCGCGCAGCGCATCCGCTTTGTCGCGGATCGCCTTCGCTTCGTCCACATCGCGCGCCGCCTGAACGGCGGTTCGCGCTTCGTCGTAGCGAACGAGTTTGATCTGTGGTTCTACCACTTACGCCTCAGTGTTGAAATGCCGACATTTCGTGTGCCACATTCCGAGGTCTTGCGCCCTATTCGCCGTTCGGGGCGCGATATACCCTGTCACCGCCCGTGTGTCGCGGAGATAGTCCGCGGTATAGAGAGGAAGGAATGCGAAACTCACGCGCGCCGCCCCCGGATCGGAGCGGCGGAGAGCGAATATGACATGGATCCTCCCGCAGAAAAGGGGCGCCGGTGAAGTCCAGCCTGGACGACCATTGAGAGGGAATGGCGTCAAGGGCGGGACGACCGCGGCCGCGGGCTGTCCCGGCATCGTGGAATATATCCGCATCGAAGAGACATGCGCGGACTTTTTACACATCTCTGCCCGCCTCGATGTGTCGAAATCTTGTCATTGCTTGCGCCGACCACGCCGTTTCTTAATTCGCGGCCGGCCGACTGGACGCAGCTTTACGCCTTGTGCATCAAGGATTTGGCGCACTCTTTCCCGGGTGATCCGAAACACGCCAGCCAGATCAGCCAATGTCCGCCCGGTTCGGTAAAGTTGCCGGATTTGGCCGTCCCGGAGACTTCTTTGCGCTCTTGACATTTAGCACTTGACATTTAATGCGTGAAGGGGATAATGGCACTTAATGCAGCCAATGTCAAGATAGAAAAGGAGCCTTATATGAACCTGATTCAGCAATCGATCCTCTTGGCCGTGCGGCTTGCGCGCCGATATCTCAAGACGCGCGGGACCGAGATTGCCGCAGCGGCATTGCGGCTTCTCGTTCGGCTGGAACAGATGACCGGATTCTCGGCGCGCGAAGCCTTGATGTTGGCGGCTTAAGGAGAACGCTTTGAAAATGGTGCACATAAGCGTCATGGATGAAACCGGACTGCACATGTACGACGGCAGTCTGCATCAATTCGCCCACGACAATGCAATGGATCGCGAGGAAATCGCCGCACTGATTGCCGAACTTCGCGCCGAATAAGCGCCCGCATGGATCGGAGGCGGGGCGGCACCTGCGTTCATGATTTCGCTAGTGGCCTAAAAATAACGCACTCCTGAAGTGGCTGCGGTGGGTGATGCGATAGAGAGGAGAACGAGATGAGCGGATATACACCTGGACCGTGGCATGCAGTCAGTATCCGTGGCTCATACGCGTGGCGAGTAACACGCGATCCAGCAAACGCGCGCGGTGACATTGCAACTGTAATCGCTGGTCTCGGTTCAACTTCTGTTGAAGCAGATGCCAGCCTGATCGCAGCCGCGCCGGAATTGCTGGAGGCGCTGAAGCAAATCCTAACGTGGGCCGATCCGTTTATGGTGCATGCCCTTCCCGGCGGCATAGAGGCAGCAAGAGAGCATGCACGCGAGATTGAGGCTATTCGCGCCCTGCTCGCCAAGATCGAAGGAGACTGAGCATGGGCACACCAGAACACGACCTGGCCTTGCACGAGCAAACCTTGAACGCCGAGGAGGCCGCGAACGATCTGCGGGTGCGCAAGCTGAATGCAGCCTTCGCAGAGATCGGTACTTGGTCCGGGCAGGAGTTGTGGGACGCAACCGCAGACCTTACCCACGACCAGTACATCGAGGTCTATGGGTTGATCGCTGACCTCCTGCGCGACTACCCACCTGAGGAAGTGCGCGACAAGGTGTATCTCGCGTCCAGAGTGTTGCGGGCAAGGCTGGCTGAACTGGCGACGGAGGAAGGCCATGACTGATCTCAGTCAGCTCGGCGAAGAACTGCGCCGCATCGAGGACGACGCCCGGATCCAGCGCGAGTGCGACCGCATGATCGCGGATCTGTACGCCGAGGAGCAGGGACACGAAGTCCGCGCGGCCGATCGCATCGGTGATTTTGCCGTGGGCGTAGTGATCGCGCTGATCTTCCTCGCCTTCGTCTACCCGGATCTCATCGCCTTTATACGCGGCCTCCCGCCGGTGCTGGTGACGCCATGAAGCGCTACGAACCAGCCGGAGGAGTTTGCGAACTTGCGTGGCGCGCTGGCGAACCCCATGCGAACGATCAATATGGTGACGTGCTCATCGAATGTTGGACCGTGTCGGTCGGAGGATGGGACTGGCTCCGCCGACCAGAGGCACGCGTCAAGGCGACGCTTCACCATTTCTCGTGGGACCACAAGCAAGGTGTTTGGTATATCGGCGCAGAACAGTACGACAAGGCCAAGCATGGCGAGGTTAGACGGTGGGCGAGATTGTCGGTGAACTACGCGAATATCCCGGTTCGCATAGGAGATTGGTGATGCCGATGCGCGAGAACGCCGGGCAGATCCGGCGGCTTTTCGTCGAGCGGATCATCCGCCGGCACGAGTGGCACGTTGCGATGTACAACGCGCTGCGCTACCCGCCGCGGGACGAGACGACGCCGCGCGTGGTCTACGTCGCGCTCCTCGCGGCGGCGCTCTGGTTCGCGTGGCGTTTCGGCTATCTTCTCATCGACTAGGAGGCGAGCATGACAGAGAGGGAACTGGCGGTCGTCGAGGCCCCGTCGCGGGCGCTCACGGCCTCGGATGTGCGGGCGCACGTCAACCTGATCCAGCAGGTGATGGCGGCCGTGATGAAGGAGGGGACGCACTACGGGACGATCCCGGGGTGCAAGCAGCCGTCGCTCTACAAGGCGGGCTCGGAGGTGCTCCTGACCACCTTCCGGATCGCGGTGGACCCCGAGGTCGAGGACCTCTCGACGCCTGACGAGATCCGCTACCGGGTCCGGTGCAAGGGCGTCCATCAGACGAGCGGCATCGTCCTGGGGACGGGGATCGGGGAATGCTCCTCGAGCGAGGAGAAGTACAAGTGGCGGCGCGCGGTCTGCGAGGAGGAGTTCGAGCAGACGCCGGAGAACCGGCGTCGCATCCGTTACCGGGCCGGCAAGAGCGGGACGTGGACCGAAAAGCAGATCCGGACGGAACCTGCGGACAACGCGAACACGGTGCTCAAGATGGCGAAGAAGCGGGCGCAGATCGACATGACGCTGACCGCGACCGGCGCCTCGGACATCTTCACTCAGGACGTCGAGGACATGCCGGAGGAGCTCCGCCAGGAGGAGGGCGGCGAGGCGCGGGGCCAGTCTCCGGGCGTCGCGGCAGGGGAGCGAGCGCAAGCGGCCGGGGATCCGGAGCGGCGCGCGCGAGTCGTCGCTGACCTTGAGGCCATCGCGCAGGAGGGCTGGCCGGCGCTGCAGAAGGCATGGGCCGAGATGGCCGAGGAGGCCCGAGCATTGGTCGGCGTGGAGTTCGGCCGGATCAAGAAGCTCGCCGAGGCCCGGAAGCGTGGTTGACCGCGCAGAACTCGAGGCATGGCGCCGCGCCCGGGCGGGCGTCGTGACCGCCTCCCGGTTCGGCGAGGTGCTCGCTTTCGGTGCCAAGGGCCAGCCGTTGAAGGCACGCCAGGACTACCTCGGCCAGATCGTTGTGGAGCGCCTGACCGGCGAGCCGTTCTCGATGATCATCGCCCAGGCGCTCGGCTGGGGTACCGACCTAGAGCCCTACGCCGTCGCCGCCTACGAGGCCCGCACGGGGCTTTTGGTGGCTCCGGGCAACGACTTGGTGCTTCACCCGGACGTCCTCGGCGTCGGCGCGACCCCGGACGGATTGGTGGGCGAGGACGGTGGCTTCGAGTGCAAGTGCCCCGCCTCCTCGATCGTCCACCTGAGGACGATCTTGGAGGGAATGCCGGTCGAGCACGTCCCGCAGGTCCAAGGCGGCATGTGGGTGACAGGACGACGGTGGTGGGACTTCGTCTCCTACGACCCGCGGATGCCCGAACGGATGCGGCTCCACGTCCAACGGATAGAGCGGGACGAGCGATACATCGCGCGGCTAGAAGAGGCCGTTCTCGCCTTCCTGGCCGAGGTCGGTGACTGGCTAACGCGGCTCGAGCGGCGCGCGGCGTGAGGCACTTCGTGATCCGTCCCGACGACGAGGCCGTCAAGGCCCGCTGCATCGCGGCGATTCGCGGGCTACCGCGGACGCGCGCGTGGGAGGTAAGCGTAACGGCCTACTCGCCTCGTCGCGGCCTGAAGCCGAACCGCCGCTACTGGGCGATCCTGCGGCAGATCGCAGATCACACCGGGGACGAGCCGGATGCGCTTCACCGCGTCTTCAAGGACCGCTACTGCCCGCCGAAGATCATCAATGTCTTGAAGCAAGAAATCGAGGTCCGCTCGACGAGCATCCTCACAGAGCAGGAATTCGCCGATTACGTTACGCGCGTCGAGGCGTTCGCCGCGAACGAGCTCGGCATGACGCTCCAATGATCAAGGAGAACGAGATGAAGGACTACGGATGGCGCGAGCGAAATATCTTCCTGTCGCGGCGGAAACTGAACATCGAACGGGTGATCGTTGCAAGCATCACGGCACTCGCAGTTTTATTGGCCGTCGGCGAATTCTCGGCATGGCTGAAATGATCCCCACCCGAGAGGAACTGCTGGCGCTGGTAGAGCGGTTGGACGTTTACACGCAACCGGGCGGCACCGTAGAGGTCAGTATTGCTGAAACCGTGAAATTCGCACGGCTATGCGTCGATGCACATCGCGTCCTGCGCCAGATTGCAGATGCGAGCGATAAACCAATGCGCCGAGGCGCAGAAGGAGAAGGAGTGATGCTCACCCGTGACGATCTCGCCACCTTCAAGTTACGCGAGGGCGGCAAGGACAAGCTCACCGATCAGGTAATCGAGGCGGCGGAGCGATGGCTGCTCGCAAAGCGCATTGTCGATGAACAGGCCAAGGACAAGGGATGATTTTTCATTGCGATCTACGCCTCTGAGGCTTACGTGCAAGATGCACTGCGCCGTCTCCATGCGGCGATTGAGGGTGATGCGTCGTATGTTGCAACACGAGTCTGCGCCGCCATGCGGGCTGAGAAAGGAGGTGATGCCAAATGACAATCTGTGGAGCATGCGGGAGACAACATCCGCCAACCGCGTATTGCGGAGACTACAGCAATCTCCCCGTAATGTAGTAACGGCGGGCCGCGCATGCCCTAGAACACGCGGATGATTGAGAGCGGGAGCAGCCTATGGCCCATAAGACGCTGCCTCTCGAGTGGCTATAGGAGAGTTTGACTCCTGGCAGCCTCCCGCTCTGAACCGTTACAGGAGGCAATGAGTGATTAGCCTGAAGGAAGCCGCATGTCCGGAAAGTTTTTCCGGCGCATCTGCGCGTTAATCGAAAGGAGACGAAGAATGGCGGAAAGAAAGATGTGGAAGGTGCCGGTCATTGGACAAGATCCGGCCTATCGGTTGGTGAAGGCCACCACGGCACAGCGTGCCTGGAAACACGTCGCAGAGACCGTCGTAGGGGAAGCGGAGCGCGCGACGACGGATGATGCCGTGTCGCTCACGCTCGCGGGGGTAAAGGTGGAGGAGACGAAGGAAGACTAGGCGATCAACGTCCCGTGGCTGACGAGCATCCCGCAGCATGGGCACTTGTTCAGAATGTCGTGCCTGAGCCGGTCCCAGTCTCCGGGTTGAACGACCGCCTCCGGGGTATGACGGCAAGTCGCGGGAATGGGATCTTGTCGCCGCCTTGACCTCATTTCTGCGCCCCAGTTTCGGCGTTGTTCAAGCTTCGGATCGCCGTCAGGTTCGCGTTGCACGTTCCCAGTCGCGCGTGCAACGTGATCGCCCACAGGTAGAGGTCAGCGTTCGATTCGCCCGCGAACCGCGGGATCTCGATCGGCAGCGTCAGGCTCGGCGGGATTTCGAGGCGTTGCGGTTGGGACGGTTGCGGAGTCGGTGCCCAGGTTGCGCAGCCAGGAAGCAATGACAAGAGGAAGGCGAGCATCGGCCCAAGCCTTGATGGCCGGGTCCGACTTGATATGATCGCGCAGCGCATCGTTCGCCTCCTTCTCCCGTCGGTTGATCGCGGTTCGCTCCGCGTCTCGCGCGGCGACGGCTCGGTCGGCCCGCCGCTTCTCCTCTTGCCAGAACGCGGCCGCAGCCTTCCAGCCCTCGGCGGCGAGCTTTTCGTCGCCGGCGCGCGCCTCCCAGACCGCGGCATCCTCGATCGCGCCACGGTAGGTCGCGACTGCGGCCCAGCCAGCGGCGCCGATGCCGACGATCGCTAGAATCCAAAGTCCGGCGCGAATCGCGAAGCTCATCAGAGGAGAACGTAGGCGATCAAGATAACGACGACCACCACAACGACGGCCGCGATCAGAAGCGCGGGATCCAGACCGCGCGCCCATGTCTTGAAGCTCTTGCGCATTTCGGCCTCACGCTCGCGGAGTTCATCGATCTTTTTGAAATCCACCATCAGCAGTCTCCTTCGATGCGTCGAATCGTCAGCCGGTCCGCGACCTGAAGTAGAAGGCGATCGCTGCAGCTTGGAGTGCCATATACGGCGCGCCCACCGCCGCGACGATCGCGGCGACCTCAAGCCCGGGGCGGGCGGCATGCTCCGCGTAGCGCATCGCCCAGGCGGTCACCTCGACCGTTCCGTAAAGGACGCCCAGCGAGATAAGGTGCTTGTCGATGTCCCGTTTGTCGATCCAATCCCAGAACTGGGAAGCGCGCAGAGCAAGCGTGCAGAGCGCACCGCGGTCGGTCGCGCGGCGCGACGGTATCTGTAAGTCGTTCGGTTCAGTGCTCATGGCGATCCTCTCCCGTTCCGCAGCGCGCGCACGATGCGCGGCGGAACCCAGTTCTCGACGAAAGATTCCCAGCGGCCAGGCGCGACGTTGAAGTCTACGATCGCTCCGTCAACCGTTTCCGGCAAGCCGATCCCGCGGTTCACATCTTGGATCGTCCTGCCGAACGTGTGCTGAAAGTGCGGGAACTCGCGGAAGCGCGTCCATCGCCCGGCCCATTCCAATCCGACGAACTCACCGACTTGGCCGACGCGCTCCCAGATCTCGAGGTCGTCCGCGTCGTCGTCCGTCGGATCATCGTCGATCCCGTTGCCGGCTGTTCCCCATACCGGTTTTCCGCGGCGCAGCGGAACGACGTCGAACGCGCAGCGCCAGTTGTGCCACGACCATCCCGGCGCGGCGTTCGTCACGATCCTGCCGGGCTTCGTGCGACCGCGCGCGTAGAGCTCAGCCTGCGCCTCTTGATCCCGGAACGTGGAAGTCACGATGATGTCCAGGCCGCGCACGCGGCACTCATCGAGGAATTGGGCGAGCATACGTCGGACGGTCGGGAGGAGTTCCGCAGGATCGCGCGAATCGACCATCCTATGCCACCGTTCGGGGTGCTGATGCCGCGGGGTACGCATTCATCGGGCGCGGGGCGGCGGGACCCCGAAGTAGGAGTTCAGCCGTTCGATCTCGCGCCGGAGCTCGCTCACGCGGTCCGTGCTCCGGGACTCCAAGGCGGCGACCTGGGCCTCCAAGGCCGCGATCTTCGAGTTCGTCTGCATCACCCAGACCGCGCTCGAGGAGAGGACCGAGACGATCAGCGTGAAGCCGGTACGCGTGAACTCGGAACGGATCCTGAGCTTCCGGTCCCGCTCGTCATCGTTCCACGGGGTCCGGGCCGGCAGGTTGCGCCACCAACGGCGGCGCTCGATCAGATCCGGTTCGGGCTTTCGCAGCCGCCGGCGTCGGTTCTTCGTCACGGGATGCTCCAGCCCTCGACGGCGACGAGCTTGTACCCGTCGTGCTCGAGTTCAGACCACTCGCGGCCGAGCGCTGCCTCGGCTTGGGCCCGCGCGACCTCCGGCAAGACGGCGAACACGCCGTCCGTGATCCGGCCGTGGGCGTCCATCAGGATCTGATAGCCCGAGAAGACGCGCGCGCTCACAGCGCGAGCCCCATCCGCTGCGCGCGGAAGACGTCCTTCGGCGCGAGGTACATCGTCTTGTCGTCGAAGAGCATGAAGTATCCGTCACGGTTCTCGCGCCAGCAGCCCATGATGCCGGCGAGCCCCGTGCGAACGCGTTCTTCCTCGCGGAGCAGCCAAACGGCGTTCCGATACTCGACGCCTTCGGCTAGAAGCCCGAGGTAGTCGACCGAGAGCGGTGCCTCGCACGGTCGGTCCTCGAGCACGACGCGGTCCCCGCCCTCGACCTCGCGCACGAGCGGGTCGGCCGCGTGGACCGGAAAGGCCAGTAAGATCAGCAACAGAGTCAGCTTCATGAATACCTCCTTGCTCACGCGTCCGCGCTTGCACGGATCACGTCGTCGTCGTCGGCGAAGACGAACGCGCCGTAGCCGCTCGCGATCGTCACCCCGCTGCCCGATGGCGAGCCGGCGAGCCGCACGCGGATCGAGATCTGCGGGCTGCCACTGATCTCGTTCCGGACGAACGCGTCGTAGTACTGCGGCACGAGCAGATCGCGCGTCGTCGTCGGTCCGCTGCCCGTAAGGATGAGCCTGCGCGCCCGGGCCTCGGCTGCCGTGAGCGTGAGGTTCGCGTCGCTCGTCCATGCCTTCCGGAGTACGCTCCCGACCCAAGCGGGCTCGACCCAAATCCGGAAGTCCGTCGGGTCGGCCTGCGCCCCGGCGCTCGTGACGACGGTGAAGAGCGGGATCTGCCCCGCCGTGAACCCGGTCGTGTTCGCCGAGACGGTCCCCGCGCGCGTCGCCTCGATGTAGTTCGTCGCGTTGTTCGTCAGGCTTACCGTTCCGTCGGCGATCAGCGTGTGAACGCCGTTGATCTGCAGGTAGCCTCCGTAATAGCCGAAGGTCAGCCCGGAGGTCGTCGTCGCCTTCTTGCCGAAGAGGCCGGCTGGAGCGACAGCGGCGAAGTTCTCGTTCGCCGTGACTTCCTTCCCCGCCTGGCTGCTCGAGATCTGAACAAGTGTCGTCATAGCCTCAACGGATCAGTGTGAACGTGTCCGGAACCGCGTAGACGTTACCGGACTGGAAACTCGCCGTCACGGAGTAGGTGCTTCCCCCGGTGTCGGAGCGCACGTATGGTCGCCAGACCGAGCTCGGGGTGTGAGTGAAGTTGGGAAGCGTGCCCGCAGCCGGATCGCCGCCGGAGGACCAGACGCCGTCCACGCCCATCCAACCCTCCCCGGTCTCTGCATTCCAGGCGAACATGTAGACCTTCGTGCCGCTGTTGTGCGCCGCCGGAACGTCCTCCCCGGTGTCGGTCGTTCCGCTCGTCTGCGCCGCTCCGCTGGCTCGCCACCGCCAATAGCTCGTCTCGCTCACCCCGAGCGATATCCCGAGGAAGAGATCGTTGGTAACGCTCCCAGCGACGGTCATCTCCCAGTACCACTTCCCGTAGCGGTATCCTCGAGTCGTCGGCGCGCGGCTGAATGTGGCGCCGTTGCGCGTGACCTTTTTCCGGTCCGCCGAAAGCGTGAAGCCGCTCCCCGTGTTGTCGGGATCGAATGTTACTAAAGCCGGCAGGTCGCCGACGAGAGCCTCGCCGGGATAACCACGGCCGACACGGTCCGAGATCTGATAGATCCGTACGGCGACGTAGTCCACGTCTCCCGGAGAGCCGAAGTCGATTCCTTGCATCGCGGCCGTGTAGGTGTATTCGGCATCGGAGAGATCCTCGACGGTACGAAGAAGCGTGCCGTAACCCTCGGTCCAGAATTCTAGAGCGTACTCCTCGGTGGTTTCGTCGAGCGGGACCTCGATGCCGTTCGTCCACTCGGCCTGCTTGCGCGCGCGCCGCGTCCAACTGACCTCGATGTCGCCGCTAGACGCCTGCTTCGCGCTCGTGATCTGCACCGGAGAGTAAGGCTTCATCGAGACGCCGGAGAACGTGTCCGTGACCGATCGCTCGCTCGCGATGCTACCGCCCCAGGTGACGGCCTTGTAGAGGATCTCCGTCCCGATCAGGGCGACCGGAAGCGGAGCGCGGACGATCTCTGGGGATTCGAGGATGACGAAGCGCGTCCCTGCTCCTCGGTAGCGCATGGCCCATTCGGTGCCGCGCCGACCGCGGAGGAAGTCGGAGAGCGTGTACGTCCCGTCCCCGTTGTCCGCCACCGTGTAGAACTGGACGATCTCCCAGTCGTCCTCCTCTCCAACGGCGGCGGCGTTCGCCCCGTTGTAGAAGGTGACGAGCGACGCCGGAGCTTCCGGAGCCACGTCCTCGTCGACGAACCGGACCGTGATCCGGCTGCCGTGATCCCACAGTCCCGGGGTCGCGTCCCCGCGCATGTTGCCCGAAAGGATGCGCCCGATCTTCGCCGAGGTCGCCGTCGGGGCCATCCCGGTCCACGTTGCCCCTGCGTCCGTCGAGCGGTAGACGGTCGCGCCGTCCCAATCGGAGGAGATCCCGGAGGCGCCGAGGTAGATCCCCTCGTCGTCGTGCTGATCCAGGAGCAGCGGGATGTCCAGGACGACCACCGTGCTCGGACCACCGACAGAGATCGTGAGCACCTCCGCCCGCTCGTCGTCCTCGTTCCCGGTCGCGTAGGAGACAAGCGCACCATCATCATCTCCTGCAGCTTCGCACCGGATCACGCCGGTCGGCTCGAACGACGTGCGGGTCAAGCGTATCCGACTTGAATCGGGGAGCGTCAGGACGTCCGTGGGGTCGAGCTTCAACCACTCCGGGCCGAGCGCGAACTCGAAGCGCTCGCGCTCGATCCAGGCTTGGCGCATCAAACGATCAACAATCTGGCTCGCCTCGGTGCTCGTGAAGACGAGCGGAAGTTCTACGAAGAGCTCCTGCTTCGCTCTGCCCGTGAGCCTGCGTTGCGGTGCCGTGGCCGGGTCGTAGTCCGTGCCCTGATTCATGAAGGTGACGGTCATCGCGACCGGCAGCTCGGTTTCTAGCGCCCGGGTGCTCGTCCAAACCTCTGCCGGCTCGTCGTCCACAGAACCGGAACGCGCCGCCATCTCCTCGGTCTCGAGCGTCGCGACCGATGCTCCGCCGCGCATGACGAACTTCGCCTCGCCGTCGGACTCGACGCCGTCGAAAGAGTAGGCCATCGCGAGCGGCTCTAGCGCTTGGCGCGCTGTCATCGGCCGCGAGACCACGTATCCTCGAACGACCTCACCGGCGAGGTCCGTGACGTCGGTATCGGTCAGGTCGACCTGCTCGCAAATATCCTCGACGACGTCCGAGAGCGCCCAAGTCCCGGGGGCAAGCGCGTCCTCGTAGAAGGCTTGCGCCGTACCGTTCTGCGGCAGCGGGATGATGACGCCTGGGACCGCCGTGTAGTTCCTGGCTAAACCATCCGGGGCGCCGACGAAGTCCTCGAGCGTTTCCTCCACGGTGAGGTCCGAGTTCACGAGGATCGCGTCCAGATCCACGGCAGAGCCGGAGACCTTGAAGAACCACGCCTGCCCCTTGCTGTTCGCCACTCCGCGCGTGTACGAGTCGGTCGCGTCCTGATACCCGCTCGCGCTTGCGTAGGTGTAAGCGAGCGTGTCGAGGTTGAAGATCACCCAGCCGTTCGGAGCCCCTGCGGTGGTGTAGGCCCAGATCTCGTTGCGCGACGACCAGTAGAACGCGCTCGAGGCATTCAGCGTAGCCGGACTCTCGTAGAACGTCGCCGGGTGCGTGAGCCTGAAGACGCCGTCTTCTCCGACCGCCCATACGACGTCGTCAGAGTCGATGATCGACGGGTGATCCTTCCATCCGGTCGTCCCAGCCTCGACGAGCACGGAGACGATCAACGCCTGACTCTGCGTGAACAGCTGGATCCTGAATATGTCTCCGGAGGAGAATCCAGCCGCCCATCCGTAGAAGCAATTCTGTTCCGGATCGTGAACCCATCCGGTGGGGTTCACGAGCCCTCCGGTCTCTGTGTTTCCGGCGGAGTTTATGAAAGGCCCGAAGTTGCTGATCGTGAGCGTGCGCTCGTCGATCTCCGCTCCGGTCGCGGCGTCGAAACGCACGTAGTGAACCGTTCCGTCGCCGCCTCCAGGTTGCGCGATGACGACGTACTCGTCTTTGTACTGATCGTATTTGAGGACCGCCTCGACGAAATCGGATGGCATCTCCCCGTGCTCCGTAGGGGAATCGTTCGTCATGCCCCAGACGTAGATGTGCTCGCCTTCCAGCGGATGCTGCTGCGTGTAGATGACCCTGTTTCGGAGCGTATCTACGTCCGCCCTGTAAAAGGCGATGCCGGAGAGCGCAGGGTTGAAGAACGGGTAGGAGTAGGTTCCGTTCCGGACTACCTCGAACTCGAAGTTCGGGATGTGGTTCGCGAAGTCCGCGAGTTGGAAGTTCTCGAAGACCACGTAAGCAACCCCGCGGAACGCCGGCGTGTTCGCCGCACCCTCCGCCGCCGCGATCGTCGCGTCCGCCGTTTGCGTCTCCGTCCCGAGGTAGAACCTGATCGTGCCGCGCGACGTGTTCGCGATGAAGGTAGCAGGATCGGCGCCCAAAGCGACGGAATAGATCAGTTTCGAGTCGGCCCAGATCCGGCGGATGCCGGTGATCTCGCCTTCGCACAAGCCGACCGCGAGCGATACGGAATAGGTGTACGTGACCTGCGTCGCCGAAGGCCCGCCGAGACCCTTCCCTCCGACGTCTGTCTCGTGCCGCGTCTCGATGATGTCCGTCGACCAGATGACGTTCCCGGCGACCCGGACCGAGCCGTAGATGTCCGCTAGAGGCGCCCCATCGGAGCTGATCTGAACCCCTAGGTCCCTGAGTCGCGGCCCCTCGATCGTCGTGTGCGCCGCGAAGAGCATCTGCCCGACGAACGAGCCGACGGCCCATCCGATCTGCGCTCCGATGGCGGCGGCTCCAAACGCGCCGCCGATCGCGCTGCCGACCAGCGCCCCGCCCGCGGCGATCGCGAGGACCGCCATGCTACCCGACCCGGTATCGGTAGGCGGCGCGGATCATCGCCCGCCAGCCGTTGTTCATCGGGTGCTCGACGACCTTCCCGGCCCTCTCATAGGCGTGAATCAGCCCGACGTCGGTGATGATCGCGAGGTGCTGCGGGCAGCGGTCCCAGGCCATCCAGACGACGTCCCCGACGTCCGCCGAGCCGATCGCGATCCGCTCGAGCTGGGCGTCGAGCGCCGCGCGCATCCGCTTCGGGTGCGGCATACGCCCGTAGTCCCTGACGTCGACGTGCGGAAGACCGAGCCCGCCGGCGACGCCGATGATCAGCCCGGCGCAGTCGCAGGCCCGCCCCTTGACCCGTCCTTGATGCCGGAACGGCGTGTCCTTCCAGGTCCGCGCCTCGCGGACGACGTCGTCGGGGGCGATCAATCGGGGCTGTCCGGGTACTTGAGCAGCCTGTCCCGCCCCGGGATGAACGGGAAGCCGCGGAAGTTCACGACGTTGTCGAACACGTCCCGGCAGGTCGAGAGCGTCTTGTCGCACCCCGGGCTGACGACGAAGGTGTCCGTCACCGCCACGGTGAACGGCATCGGGAGGAAGAGCTCTATGGCCGGGGGCGAGGCGGTCCAGAGCTTCACCTCCATCGAAAGTCCGGCATTCAGGCCGCCAGTCCAGGTCAGCAACCCGCCGGCGTAGGTCGCGCTCGCGAGCTCCGTGACCGAGAAGCTCCCGCGGTTCGTCACCGCCGTGACCGTCCCGGATTCCGTCGGCGAGGGCCGCGCCGCGTTGCAGCGCGAGTCGTAGAGGTTCGCGTCGCAACGGGTCATGTAGAGTCGACCCCGGGTCTGCTGGAGCGCCTGCATCATGCCGCGGAGCTCGGCGTTCCAGACCCCGCTCCGGCCGACGCCGATCTCCCCGAGGTTCCCCTTGCGGAGGATCATCCGGCCCTGATCCAGATCTTCCCAGTTCACGAGGAAGATCTCGATCGCCGCGTAGTCGAAGAGACCGGCGCGGAGGTCGTCCTCGGTCACCTCGTCGGAATCGATCAACGCGACGACGTCGAGGTTGTCCACCGACATCCCGGCCGTGGTCTGGACCGTCGTCCTCGAGAAGGCGTTGACCGGCGTGTACGTGACCCCGCCGAAGGAGAGCGACTCGTCGTGGCTCGTGAAGGCGAACACCTGGCCGTCGGTGCGCGTGATCTTGAAGAGCGTGGCGAGGGTAGTCACCTCCCCCGCCATGTGAGCCAGGAGGTCGCCTCCGACGGTCTTCGTCACACGCGGATCTCCACGATCGGGATGTCGGGCCAGCGCTGGAAGTCGGTCGTCTTCGCGATCAGGCGGAGGGAATCCGTCTCGAAGCGCACCGGGACGTCGAACTCGCCGACCCACCGTAACGAATGCCGCGCCTGCGGGTACCAGGCCGCGGTGCCTCCGGAGGTGTAGGAGAGCCCGTCCGTGTCCGTGGCGAGGTCGTAGATCGGCGGCGAGGCGGAGATCGCCTGAACGGTGTGAGCGGCGCCGTTCAGCGTGTTCCCGATGGTGCCAGAGATCCCGACGAGGTAGATCTTGTCCCCTACAGACAACCCGGAAAGCGCGCGATCGAGGGTCAACGTGGTCGCCCCGCCGGTGGCCGGACAGGCGTTCATCACAGAGGCAGAGTCCTCGGCCATGAATGTCACGACGCCGGTCGTCGTGTCCAGGGACGGCGCGGGCGAGATCATCTCGGTCGAGTCCATGTAGAACGTCACCGTCCCGGACACCGGCTTGGTGATCTCCCTGGCTTGAGAAAGCGCGCCGATGGAGTAATACTTGTAGAGTTGGCCCGTCGGCGTGCCGTTCCCGACCCCGCCCTCGTTGATGTACCCGTCGTCCGAGTCGACCGAGAAGTCGATCGGGTCCTTGATCCGAAAGCCGTGCGCCTGCCCTCTGAGGCAACGCATCCAGGCGATGATCTCCTCCCGATCGGCTACGGAATTGATCGCCGTCGCCACGTTGTAGCGCATCCGCGGTGCGCTCCACTCGATGTTCCGCTGCTCCCTTCCGCTCTGAAGGATCACGACCCGGGTAGACCAAGTCGGTCCGGACTCCATGTTGAAGCTGATTCGGTCCGGAAACCTCGGGGTTTCGAGAAAGCTCAACCGTTTCTCCTCAACGCCCTCTGCACCGCGAACCCGACCTCCATGCCCACCTGTCCTGCGGAGGCACCGCCGCTACCCGTGCCACCCGCGTTGACGTTCACAGTGATGTTATTGGCTACCGAACTGGTCTGACCAGGAGGCGTGATCTGCACCCTTTCGCCCGGCGTCAGGCGCATAGGTACAAGCTGCGAGTCAGGTCCGCCGAACCCTCCGACGCGGAAGATGCCGCCGTGCTGAAATCCCGCCACGCCTTGAGCGATCAGCTCAGCGCCAAGGTTCGAGGAGATCGTCCCGCCGCCGAAGATGCTTCCGATCCCCTTCCCGGTGAACAGCCCTCCAAGGAGCCCGCCGAGACTCGTCCCTCCACCACCGACCGCCTCGAACAGGGAACCGTAAAGCTTCCGGCCTAGTTCCTGAGCGACGAGCTTGTTGATCTCCGAGACGACCGACTTCCCGAAGTCCTCGATCGCTTCCTTCGCCGATTTGCTCCCCGAGATCACGTCGTCGAAGAGTTGTCCAAGAGCGCTCTCTCCGATCGCATCGAACTTCTCCGCGAGGAGGTCGGAGGTCGCGGCGAGGCTCTCCATCTGAAGTTGAAACTCCTCTGCCTGCCGCTCGAGTTCAGGGATCTTGGAACTGACCGCGATCGTCCCGAGCTCCGCGCTGATCGCCTTGAGTTCCTCGACCGCCTTTTGTCTCGCCGCGCTCGTCCGCGCGAGGCTCTCGAGCTCGGTAGTAGCTCCAACGCGGCGCGAGTTCTGGATCCGCTCCTCCTCGGCCGCGAGGTCGCGCAGGATGTCCTGCCCGCGCTGTTCTACCTCGTTGAACTCGCTTCTGGCGATGGTGGCCTTGCGGATCTCGTCCAGCCGGATGACCTGCGCGGTGTCGCCTTGAGCGAGTGCCCTGGTCCTCGCGGCCCGTTGCTGCAGCTCGATCTCCTGCGCAGTAGCCTCCGCTACACGGCCTTGAAATCTGAGCTGCTCCGCGTAGGTCTGCGTGACCTCGTCCGAATATGCTTTCGCAGCCTTCTCGGCGTCGAGGTAGTTCTTCGTCGAGATGACGCCGAGGTCCTGTTCTAGGTCGTTTCGCCTGCGCTGAGCGTCCTCGAGTTCCTTCAAAGCAGTCAGATAGTCCGCCGTCCCCTTCGGCGCCTTGGCGACTGCCTCCTGGCGCAGCGCGATCTCCCGTTCGGTAGCCGAGATCGAGGATTGAAGCGCAGCGCGCTGGATCTCAAGCCGTCGATTCCAATAATCCTCCTCGCCGATCAGCCCGTCGGCATGGAAACGATCGAGAAGATCGAGCCTGATCTGGGCAAGCTTCTGCTCCTGCGCTACGGCGGCTTTAGCACGCGCCTCCTCCAAGGAGGCAAGCGCATCGGCGGCGCGCTTCGCCTCGTCGATGACGTTGGCCGCGCGCAGCGCACGCTGTCCGATCGGCTCGCGCGGGAGCGCCGGCGCCGGGGCGAGCCGCCCCTGCAGGCGCAGATCGCGCGGATCCATCGCACCGGGGCCGCCCAGGGCGAGCGCCTCCTGCCGCTGCACCGCCTTGAGCGTGGCGATGTAGTTCTCCAGCCACGTCCTGCGGGCCTCGAGCAACGGCTGCGAAAGAAAGCCCGAGCCGAAGACCCCCTGCTGCGCGGCGATCGTGCTCTCGAGATCGCGGCGCGCCTGGGCAAGCTGCTCGCCGACGGAAGCTCCGAGCGCCTGCCGGCCCTTCGCGACGGCAAGCGCCCCGAGTGCCGCGGCGAGGCTGTGCGTCTCGCGCGTGGCGTCGAAGGCCGCCGAGGTGAAGTCGGCGAGCTGCTTGATGAGCGGCGTGAACGTGCTCACCGCAAGGCCGTCGACCGTGCGCTTGAGGCGGGTCATGTTGTCGTTGAATTCTTCGGCCGCCTTCGCGGTCTTGGAGTCGATGATGATCCCGAGCCGCTCGGCCTCGGCGCGCATCTCGGCAAGGCCTGAACTTCCGGCATTCAGGAGCGGGATGAGATCTGCGCCGGCCCGACCGAAGATCTTGACCGCCAGCGCGGTCTTGCCGGTCGAGTCCTCCATCTCGGCGAACTTGTCCGCGAGTTCGGCGAGGATCTCGTCGGTGCCCTTCAGGCCGCCGCCTGCTCTTTCGACGTTGATCTTCAACGCTGCGAACGCATCCTTCGCATCACCCGTTCCCTGGGCCGCGTCGGACATGTTCTTAGAAAGTCTGACGAGGCCGGTCGTCAACGCCTCGAAGGAAACATCCGATAGGTCGGCTGCATGGCGCAGGGCAGAGAGCGCCTCGGTCGTGATCCCGACCTTTTGCGCCGCCTTCCCGATCTTGTCGGCCTCCTCGGCCACGCTCCGAAGCGTGCCGACGAGCGCGCCGAGCCCGACCCCCACGCCGAGCGCCGCGATCGTCGAGCCGAGCCCCTTGAACGTGGATTCGAGACGCTTGCCAATGCCGCCGACGTCGCGCTGAACCTTGTTCAGCGAGTCCTGGAACTGCGCCAGCCGCATCTCGAGGTCAATGGTTAGCTTGGGCATCTCTCTGCCTGCGGAAATGTTCGCGGATCTCCACGAGCCCGTGGATCAGCATCTCGACGTCATCAACCCCGAGCAACTCTGCGACCGCCGGGATCGCGTCCCATCGGATCTCGCCGCCCATCAGGAACCACGCATCGACGGCCGGAGGCCCGGCGTAGGTCGGCTCGTGAACCTGCGGGATGCCGCCCCGGGCGTGCGCGAGCTCGGCCGACTCCAGGGCGGCGATCATTTTTTTTGCTGGGCGTCCTTCGCCTCGGTGTGCGCCTTGTACTCGGCGATCGCCTTTTGGATGAGTTCCGAGGCGATCTCCGGCCGGTCGCCGACCCACTCGACGAACGCCTCCGGGTCGAACGCCGGGATCTCCCCGCTGCCTCCGGGCGCGATCTCGTGCTCCTTCAGCTTCCAGCCGACGATGACCTTCGCGAGGAAGGCGTCGTTCGTGTCGTTGCGCCACGCGACCATCTGAAGGTCGGTCGGACGTCGGAGGAGGAACTCGTGACCGCCAGACTTGACCCACTTCTCCCGGCCGGCGCGTACCCGCTCTGCGAGCGTTGCCATCAGGTCGAGAGCGCCGTGTTGCGGCCGAGCGAGGTGAACGTGATCGACGTCTTCACCAGCCCCGGGAAGCTCCCGGTCGGGATCAGCGTGCAGTTCACCCACGAGTAGAAGCAGATCCGCGTGTTGTCCGAGAACGTGATCCGCACCGCCCGCGCCGCTTGAGCGTCCGAGGCCGCGAAGAGCGCCGTCAAGGACGTGTCGGCCGGGTCCCACTTGCTCTCCATCGAGACGGTGAACGGCGTGACCACCGTCGGTGCCTGCGTCCTGACGTTGTCGTGGATGATCGACGTGTCCTCGAACTCGGGCTCGCCGCCGGAGGTCGTGATCCCGGTGATCGTCGAGAGCGAGGTCCCGAACGTGATCGTCTGGAACGTCCCCGAAGTGAACGTGCCGAAGGCGGACGTGTCTAGCTCCTCGCAGTCGAACTGAGACGGCGAGGCCGAGACGTTGTCCGCGCGGACGACCCGGTTGTCGAGCTCCGTCATGCCGGCTACGTCGAGGAGGACGTAGGCGCCCTCCGTGACCGATGCCCCGTCATGCGTGACGATGCCCGGGTCGGCTTGGGTGATGTTGGTGATCGTCTGCGCCGTGGCGAGCGCGCTTTGCACGTCGACGGATACCTTCTTCCAGAACTTGTCAGCCATAGCTACCTCCGTGGGGGTTCAACGAACGCGAACGACCTCGCGAGCCGCGCGGTCGTTGACTCTGTGCTCGACGGCTAGAGCTCGGCCGTCGTCGTGGCGCTGATGATCGCGCCATAGATGTTCTGCTCGAAGTCCTGCTCCGAGGTTCTGGCGTTCAGGACGAAGTCGCCCGCGATCGCGTCCTGTACCGCGTCGGCCAAGGCATCGGCCGTCGTCCTGGTCCCCGCGACGCAGATGATCTCGAAGGTCGCCTGCTCCGAAGATGGCGGGGCATCGTGAATCACCTGTGTGTACTCGGTCCCGACCCGCAGAAAGCTGATCGCCGGGAGGTCGATCCGGTCCGGGATGATCGTCGGATAGATCCTTCCCTCGTCGGGCGAGGAACCGGAGACCCTGACGTATCCCATCACGGTCGAGTCGGCGACCAGGAGGTCATAGAGCGAGTCTTCAGCGGACACCCTTCGCCTCTTTCGTTAGGGATTTATATAGATGACTCCCTTTGGACCTTACGCCGTGCGCGTTGGCGCTTCTTTGCCTTCTTCGTGCGCGCTGGCGCTCGGTAGCCGAGCACCTTGTCAGCGATCCGGTCCAACGCCTCCGGTGCTTTCTTCATGCGGTCAGTTCCTTGTAGGTAATGCGGCGGCGACCGGCAGCGGCGATCAGGTCGTTCAGGCGCTCGAAGGTATGACGCTTCACGTTGCCCTCGTTCAGCCGGAAGGTGAACTCATTGACGTAGCGCCCAAGGTGTTTCGGGCTGGCCTTGTGGTAGACGCCGTGAATCCCGCGCTTCATCACGGCCCACACGGACTCGATGCCGTTCGTGTGGATGCCATCGCGGACGTACTCGCCCGCGCCGTGGTTGACGCTGGCGCGCTGGAAGAACAGCCCGCCGAGGCCGTGGTAGGCCGCGTGCTCGTCGCTGTGGATCGTGCTGCCGATTTCGATGTGCTTGTGGATCGCGCGGTGCAGCGTGGCGATGTTCACGTCCTCGACCGGCATGGCGACAGTGCGCCCGCCGCGCTCACGCATGCCGAGGACGGCGGCTTTTCCCACCGCGCCGCGCCCGAGTTTCTGCCGCTTCTTGGCATGCTTATTGGCTTCAATGCCACCGATGTAAGTCTCGTCCACTTCGACCGTCCCGCGTAGGGTATCTAGTTGCTTGCCGCAAGCCTCCCGCAGTCGGTGCAGAACGAACCAAGCGGACTTCTGCGTGATGCCGATTTCCTTGCTCAGTTGAAGCGAGGAAACGCCCTTGCGGGCCGTGACCAGCAGATACATGGCATACAGCCACTTGTGCAGCGGAACGTGCGAACGCTCAAAGATCGTCCCGGTGCGGACGGTGAAGTCCTCCTTGCAAGCGTTGCAACGATAGTACCCGCCAGCACGCGCGCCGATACGTTCGCCACTCGCGCAGATAGGGCAACGCACGCCGTTCGACCACAGGCGCGATTCCAGGTAGACGCGTGCCGCCTCTTGGTCCGGAAACATAGCGAAAAGTTGATGCGTGCTGATAGTAATGTGATCGTTCATTTGGTCAATTATGTCTGATGTGTTTTATAGGACTAAGCGTACCCGCTTTGGGTTGTCCCCGATGTACCAGCAATACCGAGCCACCTGCATCGCTGAGCACAAGTCGAAAGAACGGTATTCTGGATGAGGAGCGGCCCATTTCTGTAAGCGCACAACCCAAAGACCATTCTTCAGGAAAAGGTGCGGTTTTCTCAGGGATACATATCGCGCTGGCATGAAATTGTAGTTATGCAAGTTTCTGCAATGCTTCTCTAGCGGCTTTCGTTTTCCAGTCCAGATCCTCGGACCTCCAAGGAGAAGAAATCTGAGTAAGAGCATCAGTCATTGCGCCAACCGCACTTGCTATCCTCGATCTTTTTAAGTACTTCATGCGATTTGGGCGGCCCTCCAGCCATGCGATTAGTTCGCACACTACTTCGACATTTTGAATAGGATCATTCATTGTTTGGTCCACCGCAGAGAAATGCCGTTGAGATATAGGCCATTCCCTAGATTGCGGAGAGAGAGACGGTACTGGCGAAGAATCGCGCGCGCCTCAATTGCGCTGATGATTTGCCAACCTAGGCCATTCGCTTCCATCTTCTCAATGCGGCGTTGCATCTCTATCTCCTCAAGGTATAACCCATTATAGGCATAAAACATTGAGGTAGTCAAGTATATTCTCTGCTATGAGAAAAGCCTTACAAATCAATGCGGGAGTTAAGGATATAATTCCCTTTCGTTAGGCCCTCGTCGAATGTCCGGATGATCGTCTCCAAGGCTCTCGCTCCGCCTTGCTCGAAAGCAGGTTCAAGAAACGGAAACTGATATTCTTTCGCTCCTTTGAGCAAATTTCGCTTGCGTTGTATGCGTCGTTTACGCTCACCACCGCGTAGCTTGCGTCCTGGCCCGCGCGGAGTCCATCCACGCTCGAGAAAATACCAGTAGAACGGATCGCCGGAGCGGACGAACTTCAACTGCTTCACCCTGCTCTTCGTCCTGAGCGTTCTCAAGGTCCGGACGCCGACGTTATACAGGACTTGATCACGCCTCGCGAAGCGCGACCTGACGGTGATGATGTTCTTCTTTAACGCGCCCGCCACGCGTCGCTTCTCTGGCTCGCGCAGAACAGGGGCGGCGCGCTTGGCGAGCTCCTTGAAGACCGACGCTCCGGCGTTGACCGCACGCCGCGCGACCTTCTTCTCGACCTTGCTTCCGATCTCGCGGATCTGCCGCATGAAGTCCGGGATGTTGACCGTCACGCTAGCGCCGTCAGGCATCTGGGCTCGCTCCACTACACATCAGCGTGAGGTCCGTCCGGTTTCGCTTGCCACCGGCGATTACTTCTACGATGTCGTAGGCGTCGCCGTTCCAGAGCACGCGCATCGTGTTATTTATCCCGCTGCGGTACCTGATCTTGATCTCGAGCGAGAGATCAGATTGTGCGGCACGTAGCGCGACAAATTCACGGCCGCGGATCGGCCGGACTTGTGCCGGAAGGCTAGACACTACGGCGGTCCAGGTGACGATCTGCTCTCCGTTCGCGCCGCGCGAAGTCGTCTCCTCTTGGATAGTGATCAGCTCGTTCAGCCGACCTGCTTGGATCATCGCCCGAACTGCGTGCCGACGATCAGTTCGTCGAGCAGCCCGTCGACGTTGGACCGCGGCAACTCTGAAACGCCCTGCCCCTGAGCAAGGTGCTCGCGGAACGCGTCAAACGTCGCGATCTTCATCTGCATCCATAACTTGAGCGTCGCCGGGATCTTCTCAATCGTCGCGTAGCCAGCCGTGTAGCCGATCTTCACCTCCTCGGTACGCTGCCCGTAGGTCGTCGGCCAGACCTCTGCGAAGAGCGGCATGATCAACCCCGGCTCGCGGTTCGTGTCGACCAGAAACTCTTCCGGGCTGCCGGCGAGCGTCTGCCAGAGGCCGTCGACATCGAGATAGGTGATATAGCTGATCGACTGAAGCGGGACGCGCGGGATCTCGATCACGTGCGACGGGAAGTAGTCGTAGCTCGTCTCGAACGTGCGCTCGACGAACGTCCGCCCGGTAATGTTCTCCGCTTGTCGCCGCGCCGCCTTGATGCAAAGAAGCAGCATCGCGTCCTGGGTCGTATCGTCCGGATCGACGCGCGCCCACAGCCGTGCCTCTTCCAGGGTCACGGGCTCGCGCGCCGGTTCTGTCAATTCGCGCGTTCGCACCCGGCAGCTCATCAGAATACCTTCCTAGGCTTCACGACCAACTCACCCTCCTGCGCCGTGGCGCCGGTTCCGGTCGAGACCCATCGGTAATGCCAGGTGCCAGCCTCGTCGAGCGCAATATCGACGTGATAGTTCCCGGTCGAGTCCTTCACGACCTCGGCATCGGTACCATAGATATAGGTCGTCACATTCTCGGATGGGTCCTTGAACGCGAGGGACACCGTGCTCGGATCCGCCGCTGCGTCGTTTACGTCAGTGAATGCGGCGCTCACCCGTGCCACGTCACCGATGTCATAGGTGTTGATGCTCATAGGGCGTCGCTCACGTTGACCCTCCCGACGTTCTGATCCGCGGCGTTTGCGCGCCCCACTAATCCGTCTGTCGCCGAGCCTCGACCTGCCTTGCCATCAGAGATCGCTAGGTAGCGCGCAACGCGCTCTACAACTGCAGCCGTCAAACGATCATCCTGTTCTTGCAAACTCGCTGTTGCGTCAATAGCAGCAAGCACCGACGCTGAAGCTGAAAGGCCATCTTCTGCCTCCGTAATTGCCAGCGAGCCGAGGACAAGTACTGTGCCATCAGCGACGACGATGTCGCCGCGCTCTATGATCGCTGCCGAAGAGGATACAGCGCCTGCGACGCTAGCCGCGAGCAGGTCGTCCTGCTCTTGAATGCTCGCCGTCGCCGTGACGAGAACAGTGACCGTTGCGGAACCGAGATCATCTTGCTCTGTGACCGCGACGGTACCAGTGGTCACAACGATGCCGGAAGCCGAAACACTATCGGCCGCCTCTTGCACCGTTGCCGCCGCGATGATTCCGCTCGAAGCCGCTGCGGAAAGAACATCGCCGACTTCTTGAAGCGTTGCCGCACCGACGATTGATACTGCGACCGCGGACGCCGAGAGATCATCCGCCTCGGTGATCATCGCGCTGGCCGTGACTGCTCCGGAGATGGAGCTCGTCAGGCTATCGTCTTGCTCTTGCAGAGCAGCAGCGGCCGCGATGGCGACCGAGGTCGTGCTCGTTACTAGGTCGGATTCCTCATCGAGATCGGCTGCACCGGAAATGAGGATCGTGACTGCTGAAAGACCAACATCGTCCTGCTCGGTGATGCTGACCGTTGCGCTGACATCGACCAAACTAGCCGCTGAAAGCACATCATCTACTTCAGTAACGGATAATGTCGCCGTCGCCCCGCCCGCCGCCGGGACATTTCCCCAAAAGATGAAGCCGGCGGTCATGGCGCGGCGCTACGCGCTCGTGGTTGGGATCGAGATGAAGCCGTCAGCCCACTCGGGAGGATCGGTCTGGTCGTGCCAGATGATGCACACGTTGTCCGCGTTCATTTCCGTGCTGGTGAGCGAGATCTTCACCATGTATTCGCCTGCCGCGTCCACCGCCGGGAGCGTGCCGAGATTCGCTGGCGAACCCGAGTCTTTCTTTACCTTGAAGTCGCCCGCCGCAATGGTCGGGTTCGCCTTCAGCCGGCCCGGATCGTTCATGTTCGATAGGCCGATGTAGATGATGAAGTCCTCGCCTTTTGTCGGGGGATTATAGGGAGCCGTAATTTGGGGCCTCCTGATGTGTTAGCATGCTCACATGAGCGTCGTCGAGAAACGCTTCTGGAGCAAGGTTCGTAAAACTCAGGACTGTTGGGTCTGGACCGCCGGGCTGTGCAACGGATATGGATTCTTTTGGCTCGACGGTGGCAACGTCTACGCCCACAGATACGCCTACGAAAGCCTTCTCGGACCGATCAGCGACGACCTTCAACTCGACCACTTGTGCCGCAATCGGGCCTGCGTTAACCCGCTCCACCTTGAGCAAGTCGCGCGACGCACTAACATCCTGCGAGGCGCAGGTATTACGGCGCAGAACGCCGCCAAAGCTGCGTGCAAGCACGGTCATCCGTTCGACGAGATCAACACTGGCTGGTACGCCGGGGAGCGCTATTGCAGAGAGTGCGCCAGAACTCGGGCGCGCGAGTGGTATCGCGCAAACCAGAGCGTCAAGGCACGACATCCTCACCGCTAGCGCCACCTAGCCTCCCATGCCGATGCCGACGAAGCCCTGCGGCCACGGCGCGGCATCGTCGAACGCACACAGCCGGCCTTGCACCACAGGCCGGCGATACGAGCCAACCTCGGAGAATGCGCCAGTAGTGGCCGATTGATAGGTCATCGTTGCGCGCCCGAAGCGTGCGGCCCACATCGCGGCGATATCCTGGTATTCGTAAAACAGGTTCAGCGTGCCGGCCCCGGTGCGTTCCACGCCCAGGACGTAATTCGTGTTCGGCTTGAGGTACACCGATTCGGGCAGCGCGGCAGACACGAGTCGGTTGCTTGCAACAACCCAGTTCCCGTCAATCGAGATGCTTGCTTCCTCGACTGGCGTGCCAAACGGATCGGACCAGATTGCGAGCTTGAAATCGGAAGTCGTCCCTCCGCACTGCACATAGCTGCGCAGTGCATCGATCTTGCTCGGGAAAGGCCGATTCCACAGTACGCCATGCTTTTCGGCACTTCCAACTGCTTGGCTCGTCATGCTCGCCTGACAAAAGGTAAGCGGCAGCCAGCCGTAGGAACCATCATCGAATTCAAGAATAAATGCGGGTGTGCGCTGTTGCGCTGTGTATGTCGGCCCTGACGTAATCAATGTGGTGGCGGGGAAATGCCACGTCGAAAAGCCCGGCAGTGCGCAGCGGATCAGCACGCTCGGCGTGCCGCTCGAAACATCAAGATGGAAGCAGATCGCAATCAGATCGCCATGCGCCACGCTCAGGGACCCGGTGTCCATTGCGGTTGAATGATCGGTGATCGCCGAGATGGTATCGGTTCCGCCGACGAGATCCTGGTACACGTCGAATGCGGCAGCACCGATGGTTGCCCGTGGCGGCGGACCGACGCTCGTGCTGATGCTGGAGGCTTGCTTCACTCCAAGTCGCAAGGTCGCGCCAGATGCGAAAGTGATCGGGGTAGAAGCGCGCCAATGAATCTTGCTTGACGTACCGAACGTCTTGCTGCCCGCCTCCTGCCCGCCGTCCAGGATGATGTGGCCGATGAACTGGACTTCTTCTTCGTCGGCGTCGAGCGTAATGTTTCCCATCGTCGCCTGCACTGGGTCGAGCGCCAAATAGGGCATCGGCACCCAGAGGTCGGAGCCTTCGAATCGATGCATCGTCATACTGTCACCGTCAGGCCCGCTTGCAAATCGGCGCGCACTTGCGCCTTGGTGCGGCCGATAAGCCGCAGCTTGATAAGCGCCGCGATGAATCGCTCCACGTCCTCGTCCGGGAACGGCGCAAGAATTTCTTCAGCCGTGACGTTGAAATTGCCCTTGTCCACGCCGTTGACGTTGGCGTTAAGAATGACGTGCCCACCGCCAGGACATACGCTCACAAGTTGAATGGTCACGCTTGCCATGCGCTACTCCACAGCGTAAGAACCGCAGCAGCGAGGGCGTAGGCCCCGGCCACGGTCCAATATGCGTCGCCCCTGTTCGGATCAACGGCCATCATTGATTCCCTGCGGTGAGCGTGAACGTCGAAACCGTCACCGTCTGACCACTGCTGATACTGGTATTGTCCAATCCCATGTCTCCGGTCGGAGAACCGCCCGTCGTCTCGATCACGCCCTGGATCTGCGCCACATCGGTCGGCGAGCCGTTGCAGATCCGGAAATAGCCAGCCGTTCCGGTCGCGACCGCCGTTCCGCTCCAGGTTCCTGTTTTTGCCTTGCTCGCGCCGGAGGCCGCCGCCATCCAGTCAGCCGGTAAGTTGATCGCGACGAGCAACGTGCCCGTCGGTGCCGCCGCACAAGTCGCGGGCGGCAAGCCGGAATAGATCAACAGGCTGACGTTCGTGCCGATCGTCGTCTCGATTTGATCGAGCCGCGCATTATTCACGGCCACAGAGTATTGAAGTGCCATATCGTCGCTCCTTAGTTACCCTCGCCGTAGAACTCGCGCTCATGTCGCGCAGATGCGCCGCATAGCCCGATTCGATCCGGCCGCGGCAAATCGATCTCGCCCTCGGCCCCGAAAAATTCTCTGTGAAGCACGTACATCGTCGGTGCATGGCCAAACACCGCCGCGAGCAATGCCTCGCTCGCCTCGCGCGGCGATCTCGGCTCGGCTACAGCCCAGCCGTCCAGCGACCGGAACCAGCCGGTCAGGTTCTTCGAGTGCTGTGGCCCCTGTCCCTTGCCCTTGCCGACCACCGCCATCACGACGAGCGGAAGGCTCATCGGCGCGCGCGCGGGCCAAATCGGAACGTGATTCACGAGCGGATCCATCGCCAGGGCGAGGAAGTCCATACGCTCGTTGACGACGATCGGCCGCATCCCTGCGAGCGCCATCCCAAACGCCGCCCCGTGCATCAGATTCTCGGCAACCGGCATCGTGATGACCCGGTCCTGGTATCGGTCGTGAAGCCCGGTCGTCAGCCCGGCGAGCCCGTACTTCACGAGCTGGCCCATCAACACGACCTTCCGATCCTTGAGCGCTTCAGAAAGTGCCGCATTGACGGACCGGAGAAAACTCACTCCCGAACGTCCTCCATAGCCGAGACGTGCGCGCATTGCCGTTCGCACGGCACCTCGACGAACGCAGGAAGCGCCGTCGCGCGCCCTCGGAGCGCGGACCGCAGACCGTCCTCGCCGCGGAAGCAGTCGATTCGGAACGCCTGAACGCGCGGCAAGATCGGCGCGCACTGCCTCATCCTGATCGGCGCGTGTACCGAGAGGCCGTTCGCCTCGCAGACGAATAGGACAGGCAGGCGGTGAAGCGACGCGAAGTTCAGCGACTCCCAGAACACACCCTGCTCGGTCGCCCCGTCCCCGAGGCACGAGACGACGATCGCGCTCGACCGCTGCGTCTTGAGCGCCATCGCCGCGCCGACCGCGGCCGCCACAAGCCCGCCGACGATCGCCGTCGAGTGGAAATGAATCCGCAGGTCGCAGAACGACTGGCTCCCGGAGAAGCCGCCGTTCACGCCACTCTCCTTACCCTCGATCTCGTCGAGGATCGCCTGCTCCGTCCCGCCCTTCGCCAAATAGTGACCGTGGCTCCGGTGCGTCGAGAAGAGCCAGTCCTCGGGCTTCAGGAGATCGTGAAGCGCGTCCGGCACCGCCTCCTGCCCGAGACAGAGGTGAACCGAGCACCGGAACTCCGCCATCCGCGACTGCAACATGAGCTCGAACGCCCGAAGACGTTCTACGAAGCGGCTCACGGGACGAACCAGTGGTGATCCCCCGAATAGCCGGACTCGCGGAAGAACGTCCGCCAATCGTGGACGCTCATCATCGTCCGCGCGGTCAGGTTCCACGCCTGCATCCGCTCGCGCTCGGCGTCGTCGCGCCAGGCATCCACCGTGATGTAGGCGCACACGCTCGCCCGGTCGATCGCTCGGAGGACCCGCGCGAGGTCGCCGCGCTCGAGGTTGTGCAGCGTGTTGATCGACACGATCAGATCCCACGGACCGTGCGCCGTCGCCCGCCATTGCGGGATCTCGCGCGCGTCCGCGATGACCGTGTGCCGCGGCGCGAGCGACTTCGAGATCGCGTACTCCGAGACGTCGATCCCGAAGGCGTCTATCCCGAGCTCACGGAGGTCGGCCACGAGGAAGCCCTTCGCGCAGCCCACGTCGAGGACCCGCGCCCCCGGCCGGAGCGAGTAGTGCATCACGAGCCGCGCCGCGACCGCCTGCCACCGCCCGTCGTACTGATAGCCTCCGTACCCCGTGTCCCGCGAACCGTCGAAGAACTCGCGGTCGAACCGCCGCGCGACCTCCCTATGCTCCTCGGTCCGGCACCCGACCTCCCGGTGAATCTTCGGGAACCGGAGCAGGTCGACCTCTTCCCTCACGGCTTGTGCCTGTAGGCCGCCTCGCCGATCGACCCGAGGTTCCGGCGGACCCAGTCGACCGCCTCGTCGAGGCCGGCCTCGAGCGGCACGACGTCCGACCACCCGAGCTCGGCCCGGATCTTCGCGTCGTCGAGTTGATAGGCGAGGTCCTTCCCGGGCCGGTCCAGGGCGTCCACGGCGACCTCGCCGAGGCGCTTGCCGCAGCGCTCCGCGACCATCCCGACGAGGTCGCGGATCGTCGTCTCGCGGCTCGTCGCGACGTGGTACGTCTCCCCGTCCCTGCCGTCCTCGAGGACGCGCAGGACCGCGTTCATGGCGTCCCGGACGTGGATGAAGGAGCGCGTCGAGTGCCCTCCGCCGTGAAGCGGCAGGACCTTGCCGGAGAGCGCGCAGACCGCCGTCTTCGGCACGATCCGGTACGGCTGCTGGCCCGGGCCGTACACGTTCACCGTCCGGGTGAAGCAGACGGGGAAGCCGAACTGGCGGTGAAGGAGGGCGAGGTGCGCGTCCGCCGCCGCCCGCGAGTTCGCGTAGGGCGTGCTCGGCCGGAAGGGCGCGCCCTCCTTCAGGTACGTCTCGGTCGTGCCGTAGACCTCCGGCGTACTCACCTGGACGAACCGCCGGAGCCGCCGACCGTCCGCCGCCGCGGCTAGTGCGGCGATCCCCGCTAGGTTCGTCCGGTAGTAGTCCGCGGCGTGCTCCCAGCTCTCGCCGACCATGTTCAGCGCGGCGAAGTTCACGACGTTCTCGTAGCCGACGTCGATCATCGCGCCGGCCGCCTGCGGCAGGTTGCCGTTCAGGTCGAAGTCCGGCCGCGAGAGGTCGGTCACCCAATGCCCGGCGGTGCGCGCCAGGGCGATGAACGCCGTGCCGGAGAAGGAGCTCCCGCCGACGACGAGGATCTTCACCCGGCGACCCCTAGCTTCCGCATCCAGGCGAGGTTCACCGAGCGCTCGTCGGCGCGCAAGGCCCAGCCGCGGTACGCCTCCGCGATCTCGCGGACGGCCGCCCTCACGCTTCTGCGCGGCTCGAACCCGGCCGCGAGGAGCTTCGAGGAGTCGACCGCGTAGGACCGCTTGTCCTTGACCGTCGTGATCTCGACCTCGGCCGGGACCTCGGCGGCGATCGCCCGCGCCGTGTCGAGCGCCGAGATGTTCTCGAAACCGGCGTTCCAACAGCCCGTTAGATGCGACCGCCGTAGCATCCAGAGATAAAGGTTCGTCACGTCCTCGATATGGACGTTTGGGCGCATCAGCCCGCCGCCGTGTTCGCCGCAATGCGCCGTGATCTTGCCCGTCGCGAGCGCCTGATAGGTGAGCATGTTCACCATCGTGTCCAGCCGCATCCGCGGCGACACGCCGCAGACCGTCGCCGGCCGAATGATCTGAACCACCATCCGGTCGGAGTACGAGAGCAGGCACCGCTCGGCGACCATCTTCGTCTTGTTGTAATCCGACACCGGCTCCGCCTCGTCGTCCTCGACGACCGCGCGGTTGCCCTTCAGACCGTAGACCGAGGCCGAGCTCGCGAAGATAAACTGCTTCACGCCGCGCCGCGCGCAGGCGTCGGCGAGCCGCATCGTCGCGAGCGCGTTCACCTCCCAGGTCAGCTTTGCGTCGAGCTCGCCGCACGGGTCGTTCGCGATCCCGGCGAGGTGGATCACCGCGTCGTGCCGCGCGAGCCCCGTTGCGTAGTCCCTCACGTCTCGCAGGTCGACGTGCCAGAACGCGAGGTCCGGATGCGGGTCGAGGTAGTTCCCGAACCACTCCAGATCCAGTACCGTGACCTTGATCCCCGCGTCGAGGAGCTTCGGCACGAGGACCGAGCCCTTGTAGCCGCAACCTCCCGTGACGAGCACCCTCACCTGTTCTCCTTCAACGTCAACATGATCGCGTGCCCGACAACGAGCTGCGCCTCCTCCGCAGGCTGCATCCCCTCACCGAGGACGATCACCCGATCGGCTCGATCGAGCGCCGCACCGCCAGGGAAGCCGACGACCGCCCAGGAGCGCATGGCAAGCGCCTTCGCGGCGCGGATCGCGCGCAACACGTTCTCAGAGTTTCCGCTTCCGGAAAGTGCGATCAAGAGGTCACCGCGCTCGCCGTGGACCTCGAGCTGGCGCTCGAACACACGCTCGTAGCCGTGATCGTTCGCGATCGCGGTCAGCGTGGCGACGTCCGCGGTTAGGGCGATCGCCCGCAGGCCGACCGCGACGAGATCGTTCGCGATATGCACCGCGTTCGCCGCGCTGCCTCCGTTCCCGCACAGGTAGATCCGTCGCGCCCGCACGCAGTCGTCGATCAGATCCGCGATGTCCGGCGTCAGATCCATCCGAGGAGCTCCGTGGAGGAGTAGACGGCCGTGTCGGTGAACGCGACGCGCCCGCCTAGCGCCTCGACGAGCGCTTGTTCCGGTAACCGTCCCTCATATTCCTTGCCCTTCGCGTAGATGACCGGCCTGACCGCGCGGATCACCTCGTATGGAATCGGCTCGCGTGAGATCCGGACTTCGTCGACGCAGCGCAGGGCCTCGAGCACCGCAGCCCGTTGCTCCGCACGAAAGACGGGGCGCCCCGGACCCTTGTTCACGAACTCGTCGGCGGTCAAGGCCACGATCAGCCGGTCGCCGAGCCCGCGCGCGGCCTGAAGGTGAAGCAGGTGCCCGTGATGAAAGATGTCGAAGCAGCCGCCCGCCAGGACCGTGATCAATCCGCGAACTCCGCCCAGGGGATCACGGCCGTTCCGAACCGCCCGACTGCGAGGCCGGCCGCGCGATTCGCGAGATACGCAGCATCCGCGAAGTTCTTGCCGCGTGCTACCGCGGCCGCAAAGGCAGCGATCGCCGTGTCCCCGGCGCCGGTCACGTCGAAGACCTGCCGCGCGTTGCAGCCGAGTTGCGTCACCGAGCCGTTGAAGAGCGTCATCCCGCCCGCCCCTCTGGTAAGCAAGATCGCCTGGATCTTCGCCTCCCGCTGCATCCTCTTGACCTTGTGCTCCAGCTCCTCCTCGGAGGCCCAGCCGCCGAGCATTTCCTGGAGCTCGCCGAGGTTCGGCTTGAGCACGTCCGCCCCGGCATAGCGTCCGTAGTCCCTGCTCTTCGGATCGACGAAGACGCGCTTCCCCGCGCGCTTGCACCGCCAGATGATCGCCGGAGCGTGCTCCAGCGCGCCCTTGCCGTAGTCCGAGAGCACGACGATCTCGGAACCCTCGGCACCGCGCTCTACCGCCTCCGGGACGATCGGCTTCTGGGGCCGGTCGAAGTCGATGCGGATCGTCTGCTGGTTCCGCGAGATCACGCGGAGCTTCACGACCGGATCAGATGCGAAGCTGTCGCTGTAGATCGTCCGGACCTCGACGCCCATCGCTTCGATGTTCCGCGCGACGTTCGCGGCCCCGCCCGCCGACTCCGTCTGCTCGGTCACCGCGACGATCGGGACCGGCGCCTCGGGCGAGATCCTCGTTATGTCGCCGAACCAGTACTTGTCGAGGATGGCATCGCCGACGACGAGGACGCGCATCAGTCCCAGGAGAGAATGTAATCCCCGCTGATCTCTTGTCGGAGCTTCGCGCCCATCTCAAGAAGAAGAGCGACGGCCGGCGTGCCCTTGATGCCGAAGTTCGGTCCGAGTTTGTGAGATTTTTGCTCTATAACGCAGCAAGGTTTACAACGCTTCAATGTCTCGCGTGCTCCTTGTACAACCGCGAATTCTCCGCCCTCACAATCAACTTTTAGGAAATCAACGTTGAGCAGTTCAAACGAATCGAGCGTGCGCATCTCAATCTCGCCGCTTCCTGCAACATATGTTCCGCCAGTATCAGAAGGAACAATGTGCATGCCCACCATCGCTGGTGCTGCCCCAAGCGCCACCGAATATAGCGTTACATGATCAGCGCGCGATACGTTGCGCAGGAAGCAAACTCTAAAGTCGGCCACTGGCTCGAAAGCATGCACATGATCGAACATTGCCGATAGGTAGTGCGCCCACGTTCCAATATGGGCACCAACATCAATCGCAATCCGGAATTGCCGCACATACTTCAGGGCCGCACTCAGTTTGTGATACTGATACGTCAGACGCCCATCGACCATCTCATTGCGCTTCGCCATCCACTCCGGAAAATGCGCCTCTTTGGCTGGGAAATACCATCCGCCGAACTCCTTCAGATGTGCTTCCAAGTCGCGGCCTTCACGGCATAACCGATGGTGGAATGGTCGACGCCGTATTCTTTGGCGAGTTGCCGATAGCTAATCCCGCCACGCGCATATTGCGCGCGAATCGCTATCACATCTGCTTCGGATAGCTTCGCGCAGTATGCTTTCGCACCATGTCGACCACCACCGTTTTTGACCCAGTCCTTGTAATTTTCGGCATACATCGCCCATCGGAGATTGCTTAATCGGTTATTTTCCTTTCTGTCATCAGCGTGGCAGGCCCAGTGTCCTTCGGGGCGCTTGCCTATGAATGTCTCCAGTACCAGGATGTGGATCCGGCGCTCTTTACCGGCGATACGCGTAACTCTGTAACCATCTTTGTTCAGATGAGGTCGCAGAATCCGACCCGCAGTAGTGTTCGTGCGCGCGGTCAGGCGACGTACCCGTCCATGATTGCTCACTTCATAATCGGTTAATTCTGGATGCATTCGCCAGACTTCTAGATGCGCGTATTGCCGCGCGATGATCTCCGCGCGCATAGTTTGCCTAGGTTCAACACCAGGAAACGGCCATTCCATCACAGCGCCGATTCCTTGCGATCCTTCGGCAACATCGATTTGTCGCCGATTGCGAAGAACTGATCGGCGAGTTCGTTTGGTTTCCCTGTGATCTTTGCCACGCATGCCGCAGCCTGTGAGATCGTGTTTTCGATCGTACTATATTTGTAAGTTCCGAGCCGCCCGATCGAGTAGACGTTCGGCGGCAGCATCTTCTGATACTCCGTGACCTTCGCCTGATTCGCCTTCGTGAGGTACGGGTAGAGCTTGTTCGCCTTGCTCGGTTTCTCGAGCACAAGCAGCGTCGAGTCCTTCGGCCCGTGCCCGGTGATCTTGCGGAACTCCGTCACCCGAGTCCACTCGTCTCGGTCGCTCGCGTAGTGACAGAATCGGACGTCGCCCGGGAACACTTCCGCGCACGGCAGCACGAGCAGATGGAACTCGCGGCCGACGTATTGGAGTTCGCCGAACGCGTAGCCGCATAATTCGTCGATCGGGATCGTGCTGATTATCACGTCCGGCCGAAATACTCCGTCTAAACTCCAACTGAATCCGTCAACTAAAGTCCGCGGGCGCTTCAGAGCACGATCAAATTTAACATCAATGCCTTCGACCATCGCGTCGAAGTAGCGGTTGTACCCGTCCGTCGCGATCGGGTAGCCGAGCAGCGAGTCCTTGTACGTTCCGCGCGCCCCGCTCTCAAGCGGCCGATCCTTCGCGCTCCACTTGAAGATGTCGAAGACGCGATTGTCGTCGATCATCCACATCTTCTTCGAGTAACGGTCTACGAACATGTCGTAGAGCGTCGGCCCGATCTTCTGCCGGTAATACTCATCGAAGTCGCGCGGTTCCGCGGAGTTGTCCCGCGTCGCTAGCTCCGCCTTGATCTGCTCCGCGCGCGGGTAGAGCGCTACGTCATCCTCGTGCGGCGGGTAGTGCCAGAACCTCCGCGCCTCGTCCTCGGGTTCGTGCGCCAGCGTCCGCAGCTCGAACGGGAAGCGCCGCATCGGCACAAAGCGGTTGACCCAGTCCCACACCTTCTGCGAGTAGCCGTAGTAGACCCGCGGCCCGTAGGTGAACGGGTGCCCGCAATGGAAGAACGTACGGCAGCCGCCGCCGAGATGCGGTTCCTTCTCGATCAGCGTGACGTCCCAGCCTTTGCGTTTCAACAGGAAGGCGGTCGTCGTACCGGCGAAACCGCCGCCGAGGATCAAAGCTTTCATCTAAGCAATCGCAACACGCAATCGCGTTCTACTGATTCAGGCATTGCAGCGATCATCTTGATCGCTGCTAACTGTTCTTCTTTTCTTTTGCGACATTCGATCAGAAAGCAAACCCAACATTTAAGGGACTTATATACTTCACTCCCTCAGATGCCATCCTTGTCGGTCGGCACCAGATCGACGAAGAAGAATTGCCCGGGCAGTACCTTGCCGAACGCGGCCGGATTGTTCACCGTCATCGAAAGTTGCGCGTTCGGAGTCCACTTCGACCACTGCGCGTTGGCTGAGCCTTCTTTGCCGTAGACAGCATGAGCCGTGATCTCCTCTGCGGCGATATTGCCTTCACCATCGGCCACTTTCTTGACGGACTGAATCGACACCTTCAAACGAAGCACTGCGCTCATTGCGTTCTCTCCTGTGGTTGATGCGGATTGCTTGGCCGACCAAGACGCACAACTACCCAGTCGGGAATCGGTTTAATCGAGGGAGTCATGTATGTAATTCCCACATTTAACCTCTGTGAGCCAACGAATTTTTTGACTTGCTGATGATCTAATCCCGCAATCCAAACATTCGTATTCCTCGTCAATCATTTCTCCTCCTTGTAGCACGTCTTGCACACGTTCGGGATCTTGCCGTCCAGATGCGCCTGCCTAAATGCCACGTATTCCTCGCCACCCCACGTCGAGCCGATCGGTCCAGGCCCGATCTCGAAGGCGTCGGGGTTCGCGATCATGCAGCACGGGACCGTCCGCCCGTCGGAGGTCGCGACAGCGCGCTCGAACGGCCAAGGGCAGAGATGCTCGCGGTCGAATTTCTCGCTCACATCCCAGAACGCGATCCGGACGCCGATGCTCTTGCCGAACGCGATGAGCAGTTTGGCCTCGTTCACCGGCAGCTCGACCGACTCGCCGAGGTTCCGACGCTCTAGCTTCGGGTCGCCCCATCCGTGGAGCTGAACCGAGAACACGAGGTGCTCGAAGCCGAGCCGCTTGGCGAGCCGGATATGCTCGAGAAGATTCTCACGGTTCGCCCGCTGGACCAGCGTCCACATCTTCGCGCTCGGCCGCCCGATGGCATTCAGGTAGCCGTTGAGCAGTTGGCAGTTCAGCGCGACCCGCTCGAAGTCCCCGCCCACGCGGATCGCCTCGTAGGTCGCGGCGTCCGCCCCGTCTATCGAGACGTCGACCTCGTTCACGTCGGAAGCGGCGAGCTTCTGGTAGTTCTCGCGGAGATGAAGCAGCGTCGCGTTCGTCGTAATCCGGACCCAGATCCGGCGCTCCCTGGCGTACCGGATCATCTCGAAGAAGTCGTCGCCCGCCATCAGCGGCTCGCCGAGGCCGTTCAGTTTGATCTCGACCAGCCCGTGCTGCTCGTCAATCAGCGCGCGGAACGCCTCCAGCGTCATGTCCTCCGCCCGCTGCCGCTTCGGCCAGCCGCTCACCGCGCACATCGTGCAGGCTAGGTTGCACCGGCTCACGTTCTCGACGTCGAGCCGGACCGGCAGATAGTCCGGTCGCGCGCTCCTCGGGTTCGCTAGGTAGCGCTTGTAGTTTTCCCGACAGCGCGGCTCGAGATCGAAGCGCGCGAACCGCTCCGCGTTGTACGCGTCGAGCCCCGCCGCCGGCTCAGGCCGCGGCAGGTTCGGGTTCAGCCGGGTTGTCAAGGAACGTCCCCGTCTCGGTCCAATGCCGGAAGTGCCGCCGTATGCTCTCCGCCGTCGCGTCTTCCCAGACCGCGCGCTGGTTCGGAAGCATCCACGGGTACTGCGCGCCCCAGCCCTGGATCCCGTCGCCGGCGAGCGATCCCGCCGCCTTGTTCGTCTCGAAGATCATGCACGGGTACTCGGTCAGGCTGCACAGGATCGCCGGACCGTTCGAGACGAAGAAGTTCATCCTCGCCCCGGCGTAGAGCGCCATCCGCTCGTGAAGGTGCGTCGGCTCGTCGTCGTAGTCCGGGATCACAACCGCACCGATCTCCTCGGCGAAGTCTCGCCACGCCTCCTCGTCCGAGTTCCGTCCCGGCGCGCGCTGCGTTCGACGGAGGGTCACCGTGTAGCGCGCGCGCTTCGGCGGCCTCGGACTGCGTAACCGCTCGATGAACCCGTGCTTCCGCCAGTGCGCCACGAGCGACCAGCCGTTCGCCTCGGCCACTTCCCGCGCCTGGGTCGAGCCGATCGTCTCGCAGTCGAAGATCTCGTAGGACAAGTCGGCGAGTGCGCAACCGGGAACGCAGATCGAGTAGAACCGCTTCCGCGAGACCTCGCGCGGCCACTTGTCGCCGCGGATGTTCCTGATGTCGAAGACGACCTTCGTCGCCCCGCGCGCCTTCGCCTGGATCAGCCATTCGAAAAAGTTGAACGACGTGAGCCATCGGCCCGTATCGTATAGCGCCCTCACGCGACCGCCACCGCGAGAAGGTAATGCGTCATTCCGTCGTACCCGGTGTGGAGCGTCTCATCGTTCATACCGAGGCAGAAGACGTGCCGGTAGTGCCGCATGAGCCGCGCCCGGAGCTCGTCCTTCGTTACGCAGTTCACGTGCCCCGCCCGGCTGATCTCCGACGCGTAGCGCTGCGACTCCGCTGAGGGCGTGCCGATCACCGCGACCGGCGCGCTCGCCCGGAGGTTCCTCAGGAGCGTGTTGTGGTCGGTTATGTGCTCCAGGAGGTCCAGAGAGTATACCGCGTCGAACCCTGTGAAGGGCGCGTCCATGATGTCGTGGACCTCGAAGTGAACCGGCCAGCGCGCGGAGCAGAGCCGGCGTGCCTCGCCGATCGACCTCAGGTCCTTATCAACCGCCGTCAGGTGCCCGACGTGCTGCCGGACGATCCGCGCGCCCTGCCCGTCCGCGCATCCGACCTCGAGTACCCGGAGCGTGCCCTCCAGGAGCTTCGCGACGTGCTTATACCGCGCGAACTGGAAGACGAGCCGCTTCGGATCGGCGTCCCAGCCGTAGGCGGTCATCCCCCCCGCCGCGTGACACTCGTCCCAAAGATCAGCCACGGAGCAGCCTGACCGCCGCCGCCGCGACCTCCGCCGGCTGGATCCTGCTCATCGCCGCCTCGCAGTGGGAGCAGCGGACCCGCATCCCGCAGCCGAGCCCGCCGCCGGCGAAAAGGCTCACCTGGTCGTCGTAGCCCGTCACCTCCGGGGAGATGTAGCCGCCATAGATGACGATCGCTCGACAGCCGACCGCGGCCGCGACGTGATGCAGCGCCCCCTCGCCGGTGATCACCAGCCGGGCCTTCGAGAGCAGCGCTGCGGCGTGCCGGATGGTCGGCGTCGGGATCCGTTTCGCCCCCCGGAAGAGGTTCGGCGCGTCTCCGACGATGATCGTCGGGACGATCCCCGCCTCGGTCAGGTGCATGCACAGGACGTCCCAGCGGCTCATGCCCCATTGCTTGTTCGGGCTCGCCCCCGGCTTGACGTGGGGGTTCAGGACGACCTGCCCGGCGTGCTCCTCGGCGAAGAGCTGCTCCTCCGGCGCAAGGTAGAACTCCCCGCGCGGCGGCCTCCAGGCGCGCCACCGCCACTGCCGCGGGGACTTCTCGACGCAGTAGGGGCGGAGATAGTTCTCCCGCGGCCGGAGCTCCTGGAAGTCCCCCTCCGCCTCGCGCGGCGCGATCCGCGGGTTGTGGGCGAACACCGGCGACCACTTGCCCGGCTTCTCGTAGACGATCCGCACCGGGCGCGGGTCCCGCTCGTGCATCTCCCGGACCTGACCCGTCACGATGACTTCGTCGCCGATGCCCAATCCTCGAACGCCTCCGTAATCGTGTCCGCGTCCTCGCGGCCGTAGCTGATCCGCTGCCCCCGGCGCGCCCAGGGCCAATTCTCGCCGAGCGGCAGGCCCTGCTCGACGAAGAGCCCGCGCCACTCCTCGGCCGGGACGCCAGCGCCGAACATGACGTAGGGCCGGTCTGAGAACCAGCAGAGCGAGGCGGTGCCGTTGTTCGCCTGAAGGTTGAGCGCCGCCTCCTGATAGCAGGCCATCCGCAGGTCGAGGTTGAGCTCCGCGAACCCCCGGCCCTTGCCGAGCGCCTCGGAGGTGTCCTCGATCAGCTCGACCGCGTAGCCGCGCTGCTCGATGTGCGCGCGCGCCGCGAACCACGCCTCCGGGTCCGAGTTCCGCTCCGGGAGGTAGGTCCTGCGCATCGTCATCGTTACCACCGGCCGGCCCTTCGCAGCGAAGCGCTTCCTCACCTCAGCCCTCGCGCGACTTGAAGCCGAGAGCGTCGGGATCTCGGCGCCGGCGACCGCCGAGCGGATCACCCCGCCGATCAGGTGACGCCTGTCCTTCAGGGTCTGCCGGTCCCAGTCAGGTGGCCAGCACTTCCAGCTTTTCTCGGACGCCATCCGGCGGGCGTGTTGCCAGTCTAGGGCGAGACTCACGCCGGCACCGAGGAGCCGAGGCGCGGGGATCACGATATTCCAGAGCCGCCACTCGGCCTCGGCCGCATCATATTGCGGCTTCGGTCGACATGCCCCGCCCGCCATCGGCACGACCGCGACATGCATCCGGTCGGCACCGGTCCGCCGGCGCTCGATCTCGGCCTGAACGAGGAAGACAATGAAATCGTAGGACACCGGTCCGACGGCCAAATCGTAAAAGGCCGTCAACGTTGTCAACGACTTGCGTCCTCGTCCTGATCCGGATCCGCAGGTTCCTCGCCGAGCCAGACCTCCCCGGCATCATTCGGGTCCGGCTCCAGGACCGGCGCGCCTAGGATCTCCTCGATCACTTCGTGTTCCTCGACCGAGATCAGCCGGTAGCGGCGGCGACGCCCCGGATCTCTCATCGGCGTTCCGGCGATGATCTTGTCGAAACCGCGACGTCGCCGAGCCACGGTCTCACGGTGCCATCATCCGCAGGTTGTGAACACGGCGAGGTCAATCGGACTCGCCCCGAAATCATGAATAACCCAGCGGCAAGAAACGAGCGCCGCCCCCACGAGGAGGACGGCGCCTAGGATGACCGCGATGAGCGCGATCGACTTCAGCGGCATGAGGCCGGCATGAACTTCGTCGGCGTGCCCGCGCACGTCCAGACTGCGGTCTGCGCGTTGTACGATGGGGTCAGTGTCACGGTGACCGCCGTCCCGACGTTCTGCTGCTGGTTCACGTCCCGGTCGCCCGTGACCGTGATCACGCCCCCGTCGGTCACGCTGCCGCCCTTCACCCGGCCGCTCGGCGTCACCGTCAGGCCCGCGCCGGCGAGCGTCCCGTCCTGGTCGGCCTGGTACTTCTCCGTCACGGCTGTCCGGAACGAGCTCGCCGCGAGGATCAGCTCAGATACGCGGGCGCGAATCGTGTAGTCCTGATACGCCGGCAGCGCGATCGCGGCCAGGATGCCGATGATCGCCACGACGATCATAAGCTCGATCAGGGTGAAGCCTCTTTGAATCGTCTTCATGCACCTCTCCTTGGCAGGGCGGGATGCCCTCGGTGGCCTATCTCGCGCGAAGCGTGCCAGCCACAAGTCCTTGATTCAGTTAGGTCGCTTGCGAAGTATGTGACGCTGAGCGTCACTTTTCGCCCTTCTCGCGCCGCCAGTACTCGACGCCTTCGTTCCGCGCACCCGCGATGCGCTTCTCGAGTCGGAAGCCGTACCGGTGCATCACGGTCGGGACATGAACCGACTGCTTCCCGTGCTTCGACGTGACGATCCCGTTCCCTGCCCTCGCCGGCCCGCGGAATAGGATCAGGTCCCGCGCCGACCGGCAGGCGAATCCGAGCGGCCAGCCCGGGTCCTCGATCTTGTGGATGATCCCGAGGATCAGTACGATATCGAACTGGTCCGGCGGCTCGTGTGCCGGCATATAGTCCTGAAGGTGCGACCGGACGAAGCGGACGTTCGGCAGGGCCTTGCAGAGCTTCCGCGCCACCGCGAGATGCCCCTCGAGCGACTCGACGCCGAGGACCGAGGCCGCGCCCGCTTCGGCGAACGCCTTCGAGATCGCGCCCTCGGCGCAGCCGAGATCCAGTACGGTCTTCCCCTTCGCCTCTTCCAACGCCGGGCCGAGGCCGAGCATCTGCTCCTCGATCGTCCGATCGCCTTGCTCCCGGATGCCCGGGATTTTGAACCAGCCGCGCTCGCTCAACGATACTCCGGCGGTCGGTGAGATAGCGACCAGTTCGCGCGGATGTAGCCGTCGAGTTCGTTCCACCAGCCTTCGCCGTCGCGCGAGAGAATGTCCACCTCGGGCGGTGGCCGGGTGGCACAGAACTGATCGAAGAGCCGTTCCTCCTCTGCCTGCTCGGCAGAGATCCGATGGCTCGACCGACCGAAGCGATCCCAGACCTCTGTGAGTTCGCGCTCGCTCAGGCCGAAAATCATCCACCGCGCGCGCTTCAGCCATCGCCGCACAACCGTCGCCATGCCATGCCCTCCCGAAGTTCGGCAAGCGTCCAATGAGAGTTCGCGAGGCCGGCCGCCCACAGCTCTCGCCCATCCGGGTAACGCGGAGATTCTATCCCCGCGAGCGGCACCGAGGCCATCGGCGTCGCGGCACACGGGCCGGTAACGAAGACAGGCACACCAGCAAGAAGCGCCTCAACCGCTGCCGCGCTCATGTGAGTCACCAGCGCGTGCGCGTCCTGCAGGTCGGCTTGTAGCGACTGCGCCGCCTTGCTTTTGTCTCGCCTCCACGGTCGGATTCGCAGTGGCCGATCAGTCAACTTGCCGAGTTCCACGAGCGTGCGCTTCAGCCAATCAGCGCCGGCGCTGCAGAGATTTAGAAAGTGCGCCGACTGCTCGACGATGACGATGTGCCTGCCGCGCTGCCATTGCCGCACGGTCACGCCTTGCGCCTTCGCGCGCGCGTGGTCCGGCGGCTGGAGCGTCGAGACTTGGAAGGCGTTCTTCGCGAATCGGAAGAAAGTTCCCCGGAGATGATCCGCGAAAGCGTTGTCGCCATAGAACCATGTACCTTCTCGGCGAGCTCGCTCAAACATTTCCTCAATCCCGACGATTCCGTAAAAGGCTGAACCGTCACCGTCATGCCATCCTTCCGCAAAAGCTTGGAGGACTTCACGGCTGCGCGCCTTGCCCGGCTGCGGACGGATTTCAAGCATCCCTCACAAGCTTCCATCCGGGCAGATGCTTGGCTATGGCCTTTGCGAATCCGGCCTCGGTCGGCTCGATCTGGATCTTCCGATGTGCGATCCCGGCCTCGACGGCCGCGGCATATGCCGACAGCTCGCCAGATTCAACCCGGGCGACGATCTCGGGATAATCTCGCCGCAGGCGCCGCAGCAGGTAGGACTCTGAATTGCCCTGATTAGATATTACATTGTAATCTCTATTCGCCCTGCCTCGGCCCAGTTTGCCATGCCGGGCCAGGGGCTCGGTGGCGACTTCCGCCCCGTGCTTGCGCCGGGCGATTTCGACCTCCCGATCCCAATCGGGCATGATGCCGCGAACCGATTGAAGTGCCTCGATTCCTTTCTGACCCTGAGCCGATAGAACGGAGTGCAACAGATGGAGGCTTTTGAAGCCCAATCCCTGCGGGTAGCCTTCGAGCAAATAGGATCGAAAGTCCGCTGACTCGTAGACACTGCCATGCGGCGGCATCACGCGCCGGCGCCAGAGTGGCTTACCGTGAACGTTTTTCCCAAGCATCACGACCAAATGCCCGGCAAGCTCGTCGGGCCAGTCGCCGTATTGGATCATCCGGTGAAAGCCGGTCATCAGATCACCGGCGAGTTCGTCAGGCGGCTTCACGGTCAGCCTCTTGTCCGCGAGCACGCCTCAGCCAATTCCTCAAGAATTCCAGGCGGCGTTCGAGGACATCTTCCGTCGTTAGATCATCAATTCTGCGGATGCCAACGAATCGGTTCGCAGCGCTATTGACCGCGGATTGATCCACATCTTTTCCATTGCCGCGCTCGGCTTGAACAACTGCATTGACCAGTCTCGCATTGAGTTTGCGCTTTTGCCGCGCGTCATCGCGTTCGAAACTGCTCTGCGGTTGTCCATGACCAAGCGCGCGAAGTATTTCGATGAGGAGGCTGTCAGGCGCCCTACCACGCCATTCCGGATGCTCACTGCGAATCTTGTCCAACAGCTCGCGATCGGTCTCCTCCGCGCCGCGATAAAGTAATCTTTCTCCACGAGCTTCGCTTTCTTCTCCAACAAGTTCATTGACCGATTTCCTATCCCCCCCGCCCTCGCCGGGTTCTTCGCAAAGTCCCTCGAGACACATTCGTTCTATTTCTCGCGCAAACCGCAGAAGCTCGATATGCGCCGGGATCACAATCTTCGCAAATTGACCTTTCCCCTCGAGCCGCCTTTCACTGCGAACGAATCTGCCCACAAACTGTGTGAAGAACATTCTCGTCTTCGTGTCTGTCGCATAGACGCCAACACGCAGCCGGGGAACGTCGACGCCTTCAGAAATCATGCGAACCGTCACAATGACATCGGTGCTATCGTTTTGGAGCTGATTTATTCTTGCATGCGCCGCGGTTGTATCGTTAAAAATCGCTTGGACGTTTAGCCGCTCGCAGCCCTTGATGCCGTGCTTCTGTTCCTCAATCCAATCTCTGATCTGCTCTCCGTGCGCTTTGTCAATCGCCACGATCAACATTGCTGCTCTGGGATCCTCACTCCGAATCCCTATTAGCTCTTCCAAGCCTTCCCGCAACATCTGAGGCAAAAAGGCGCCATCTATTCGAAGCAATGGCCCTAGCATGTCGCTGGTGCGTTTCTTCGAAAGATCGATGACCTCGCACCATGTTTTTCCGTCCAAAAGATTACGCCAGCTTCGTTGCGCTATTCCGTCTCGAGCGATGAATTCCACCGGTCGGCAGTGGTCTTCCTGAATTGCGGCGAGATATGAGTATTCGTAGAGCGGCATTGCGCGCATTACGCGCCGGCCCTCTGAATCAGTCTCTTCGCGACATTCGCACATCGCGAGTGCGGCGCCCTTGGTATTGAAGGGCGTTCCGGAAAGCGCCAACTTCAATCGCGCGGCTTCCGCGACCCTTGCGAGCGCAACGCCGAATTTTTCTTCGTCATCGGCATGGTGGACTTCGTCGGCGATGACAAATGCATTGTTTCTATGTACCCATTCCGCCCATAGGTCCGAATCGAGCGCCAATTGGGCATAGGTGATCGCAAAGCCTTGGAACTCGCCAAGCAATTCCTCTCCGAACGAACGCCGTTCGCGTATCGTCAAATTGGAAATATCGGAGGCTGTACGAATTCCACCCGCGTTAAACGTGGAGGCCCATTGCTCCTTGACGTTCACCGTCGGGCATATTATTAGCGCCGAACCGCATCCACCATCATCCAGCGCGGCACGCGATGCGAAGAAGCCAAGCCAAGTCTTCCCAGCGCCGGGACAGGCTGCAATTAGAATCTTGGCCAGAGATTGTTGAAACGCGGTCTTGATTTTCTCAAGCGCGAGGAGTTGCCAGCCTCTCGCTACTGGGGATCCCATCTTCGACATATTTGGCGCCTTTCCTCAAGTTGCATGAAGGACAAAGCGCCTGACCGTTCGCGAGCAGCGTGCGTCCGGCCAATGCAAAAGGCCGAACATGATCCGCATGAAATTGCCTTGAGAGTGGCTTCCCGCAAGCCCCGCATTTGCCGCCGGAGAGCAGGAACAGAATGTGGCGTTGCCGCCGATTGAATCGTCTCATGGCCTAGTTGAGCCCGCGCCAAGTCCGGCGCAAGCTGAAGATTAATCCCGCCCACCGTTGCCGTAAAGCAGATTCTTGAACGGCAGCCCCGACTCGATCTCGGCCAGCGTCCATTGCGCCCAAGCCATTGAATGCAAATGCGGGTCACGGTCCGGTGCCACCGGCTCGTCAACCGGTCCCATCGCCCGCGCCCCACGGCAGACCCAGAAGGGCGCCTCGACGTAGACCGGGATCCCGCGGATCAGGGCGTGGAGGCCGGCATTGCTCGACCAGACCACGACCGCCCAGGCGTTCTCAAGATCGGCCTCAAGAGGACGTTTCGGCGCGTCGTTCCCGGGATGCCGCCGGATCCGGACCGGCCGCCTCGTCTGCTTCGCCAGCCGCTTCGCCACGTCGTCCGCCCAGGTCGGCGGCATGATCCGGCCCGGTTGGCCGAAACTCCGGTTCGGGCAGATCAGAATGTGATCGCCCTCGGTCCGCCACGGCCTCAGATCGATCCCGAGCGCGTCCCACCGCTCCGGCCCGCCGACGTGCCACGTCCCCTGCCCGTTGTGCCCGCCGAGGCTGAGCGCGTAGTAGTGGTGCGGAGCCGGTCCAGTAGGGTGGACGTCAAATTTCGGGCTCGACCCTCCGGCCCCGACGTAGCCGTTTTCTGCAACCAGAACCCGACCGCCCTGCGTCTCGAAATTGCTCGCCAATTCGTGCGTATGGCCATATCTGTTCCAGCAAATTAACAGATCACCGACCCGCGGCTTCTCGACGCGTCCCATGATCACATCGTAGCCGATCGCTTTGAGTCCCATCGAGAATGCTTGTGCTCGATAGTATGGTGCAGAGCGAATCAACGAATAAGCGCGCAATTGCCCTAACTCAACTTAGCTCATCGGAACGGAACAGATCATGCCCAATCGCACCTGGATCATCGGACCGAAACGTATCTTAACCTCCATACCTGATCAAACCCGTCCTAACCGCATCTGCCCTAACTAATCGCCACCTACCCGGTCCAGCCACATCTAAGCATATCAGTACTGCCCAATCACGCCATGACTCCCAGAACTCATCTAGCCGAAATCAATCCGGAAGTTTTTCCAGTTTGTTTAATATCCGAAACAGACGCAGCGCGCCATCCGGGATCTTTTGATCTCCGGATTCCCAGCGGGCGAACGTGCGCGGCGTCACCTCAACTTGTCGCGCGGCTTGAGCGAGCGAAAGGCCGAGACGCTTGCGAAGTTCTTTGAGTTCTGCGCCAGTCATATCTGCCTAAACTTGCCACGTCATAACGGATCAAAACTGATCCCATAACAACTGCCTGAACTATCCAAACGCATCGAACCGGAACGGATCATTCTTAACTAAGCCTAACCAACCGTTCGTCATCTGGCTAACCTGAACCAGCCATAGCTCATCTGAACGCGACAACGTGCCAAACCCGAACTGCCGGAACACAACCAACTGTATCCCATCACGCCGTGCCCGATCACAATGGAACTGCCACTACAAAACTGATCGTGCCGCAGCGCAGCCCTTCTCACCGTAACGGAGCATAACTGGCATAACTTAACGCATCTTGCCGTGCGTAAACCCGCCCCGCCCTAACAAATAGCCCGTAACGCAACTGGCGCATCGGAACCTTCCCCATAACATCACAACATAACGTACCGCCCAAAACGCAACGCAACGGAACACATCTGGCCAATCGTAACCCATCGCAACGGAACGTTACACACAGCTACAAATCCAATCTAGCCGAATCTGCCAACTCAAACCCTACCAAAACCAAGCGTGTCGCATCCAATCTGACCGACAATACACAGCCTTCCCGAACGGAACTAACCGCCCGAATCCCAACTGGCGGACGTGACCGTAACTGAACCAGCCTCAGCCCGAGACACCTAAGCTGCCCTACGTTTCTTGCGCGAAACGCGCGCCTCGGTTGCATCGATCGCTGCGATCACATCTCGAACGAGTTGCAACGCACGCCACCGCTGTTTGAACCGGCGCATCTCATCAACGCAAGCTTCTTCGGCCGCGCTGAGTTCCTCGCTTGAGGCTTCCAACGTCGGAACGTAACGACCACGCTCTGACGATGTCAGATAAGCGCGAACGTGCTCCGGCTTGCCCTTCGTCGTGATCACTTCCACCTGAAGAGATGAGACGATCACGCGCGCTTGGACGAGCCGATATTCGGCCGCTGCTACGCTGTCATCCCACTCGAAGAGCGAATGCGTCGGCGCTTTCTTGTTGCGCGACGCATTGATGAACGCCTCCGGTGTGCGATCTGGCAGGCCGTAGAAGAACTCTCCTACGACCTGCGCGGGCACACCAAAGGGCCGCGTCCAAGAATACTTGTTCGCGGCCATGACTTACGCCTTCTTCGTGCGTTTCGGGGTGCTGACTCGGAACGTACCGAAGTCACCGCCGTAGCTGTTCGGTCCCTGCGGTCGCATCTCGCAGAGTCCGACCTGGGCACCGGCGCGGGCGAGCAGATTGGCGACATCCTTCTCGCTGACGAGATCGGCGTCGAACTCGATCTCCAGCTCGCACGCCCAATCGTCATAACGCGGACGGTTGCGCATGTCTGCGACGCCCGATTCCAACCGAACTGGCCGCGTATCGTGAACCGGCTTTCCCTCGATCCGGATCAACGGCGTGCTGTCCGTGATGTCATGACCCTGCGGGCGAATGAAGAACGCGCCCTTCGCCTGAGTCATCGGCAGACCATCGACCTTGCGGCATGCTGCGATCATCGCCGCCCTGATCGCCCCGGCCGGGATGCCGTCCCAGCCGCCTGCGCTGCCGTTTTTCTTGGCGACGTAACGCGCGGCGTTGAATTCCGCGGCGTAATCCTTCGGCTCCCGCTTCTTGCGCGTCGCGTGCTCGGTGGTTTGCTTCTCCTCGATCTGCTTGCGCATCTTCTCGGAGAACTTGTGCGTCATCAGCGGAGCCGTTCCTTCGATCCTGATGGGCAGGATCTTGAAGTTCGGCGGGGTGATCTCGACTCTGACCTTCTGCTTGGTAGCCATTGCGGCCTCCTTGGTTAACCCCCGGCCCAATGCCAGGGTCCAAGTAGAAGCTTATGACATTTTGTCCGATTTGTCTAATATTTCTTCAAGGTCGCCTCGCGGGAAGCATTCCAGTGCCGAGCCGGGCGTCGCGTTCACGATCTCGAGGCCGAGTTTCTTCGCCGCCTCCGCCGCGCTCGCGAACCGCCCCTTGATCATCGGGTACGGCGGCATCGTCTTGTCCGGGTGATCGCCGAAGAAGTGGTGCTTCTTCCCATCGGCCTTGCAATCGTACCCGATCAGGACCACCCGCGTCGCGCCGGCGAGCGTCGCCACGTTGATCGCCTGATAGCCCGAGTTCGCTCCGGTGCATATCTCCTCGGGGTTCGTCGAAAGTCCGTCCCGACGGGCGTTCCGCAGGATGTGAACATCCCGCTCGTCGACGCTGTTTCCGGAGGTGAAGATCGTCGCCTTCTGGCCGGCGAACGCGCGCCACTCCGGCCGGTCCTTGTGCCACCGCCACCACTTCGCGTCCGCGAAGTAGACGACGTCCGCGAACGGCGCCATCAGGTAGGCGTCGTTCACGGTCACGACCGGGACGCCGGACGCGCGGACCACGGCGACCTGCTCCGCCGTGAGCGACGGACCTGTCGCGACGCAGACGGCCGTCCCGGACCAGACCCGGTCGACGGTCGAATAGCGATCAACCGGCCAGTCGGGCCGGCGCGTCAAGCAGCGCGGCTTTTTTTCGGGGACGGCGACCTCCGGCGCCTCTGCCGGCCGGGCCTCGGGACGTTCGCGCGGGCGCGCCTCCGGCCGCTCCGAAGGGCCCGCCTCGGGCCGCTCCGTCGGCGCGAGCTCGGCCAGCCCGTCGTCGATGTGCCGCCGCGCGCGCTCCCGGCTGGTCCAGTAGACCGACCCGCGACGCACGGTGAGCCCGTCGATGTGCCCGCTGATCAGCGAGCGCATCTGCGTCTCGTTCTTCATGCCGTCTCCGAAAAAAAGCCGGGGACACCAGGTCCCCGGCAACCATCCGACCGGGACGAAAGGAGGAGGAGAAAACTCCCGGTCAGGACCCGCCCGTTACCCCGCGTGGCTGATCGCCCCGTAGACGAAGGCGGTCGTGCGGTAGACCGTCATCGCCACCCGCTCCTCGGCGAGGATCGCGACCATGTTCTGGACGAAGAAGTTCGCGTGATGCTCGCTGATCCGCACCGTCGCATCCTCGCGGTCCCAGATCTGGGCGCCCATGTTGAACGCCCCCGCGGTGAACTGTCCCTGCGTCTGCGACTGGCTCGCGACGACCGGCTTGCCCCAGATCCGCGGGGTCGCCATGTTCGCCGGGTCGACGAAGAGATAGCGGTTCTGCGTGTCCTTCAGCTTCATCACGTTCCACCAGTCGACCGGGTGAAGCACGAACGCGCTCGCCTCGTAGTTCGAGAGTGTGACCTGAAGGAGCGCCTCGAGCAGCGTATCGAGCGCCGTCTGGTTCGTGTCCCCGAAGGCGAACGCCGCGGCCTGGTTGTTGATGCCGTTGATCGTGTTCGCCCCGCCCGTGCCGGTGAGCATCTCGCTCTCCTCCTCGAGCTTCAGGCCGTAGACCAGCCGCCCGCCGAGGTGGCCCTGAAGCAGCGGCGCGTCCGAGAGGACTTGCCGCGACGCTGGGATCCAGTGCGCGATGGTCGTGACCGCGACCGTGTTGAGCGTGAAGGTCATCGCGCTCTCGGCCTTGTTCTCGCCCTCGCCCTGGCCTACCGGGCTCGCGTCGCCCTGCGGCCGCGCGTTCGAGGTGTAGGAGGCCTCCGTGCAGAACGAGATCACGTTCGAATCGGTCATCGCCGACGGGATCACATCCCGGATGAAGAGCCGCTGCTCGGCCGGGAAGATGATCCCCGGCACGCGCTGACCGGCAACCAACGGCTGCGACGTGTTCATCGTCGCGTTCACGATCTGCGTCTTGTGGAACGAGCCGATCGTCACCGGGTCCATCTTCGTCGGGTTCGAGGCACGCCGCGCCGCCTTGTACTCCTCGCTCGCGGTCACGATGTCGAAGATCGACTTCTGCTCCTCGCCGCCGCCAAGACCATTGCGCGCGCCCTTTTGCTTCAACTCAAGGATCTCGGCCGCATGCTCCTGGAGCTTCGCTTGAGCCTCATTCGCCTTCGCGGTCCAGTCCTTGATCAGATCTGCGGTCTTCGCCTCGATCGCGTTGCCGAGCCGGTCCACCTCGGCGCGCGCCTTGGTGTAGTTGTCCTGCAGCGCGGTGACGGCCTCCTTCAGCGCCCTGCCTTCCTTGGTGCTGTCGCGCAGTTCGTCCTGAATGGTAGCGAGCTTGGTGCCCGCCTGATCGAACGCCTGCTTAACCGCGGCAGCGAGCTCGTTGACTTCTTTGACGTCGAAATTCATGATCTACCTCCGAAGAAAGTTTGATGCCAAGGCGCTTGCGAGCGCATCGGTCGTTGCGGCAGACCCGCCACCAGATTCTCTCCGGCCCGCGATCGTCTTCCAGATTTCCCCGGCGAAACGGACCGCCTGGGCCTTGCTTAGAGGCGTTAATTCTCTCAACGCCTCCTCAAGTTCTCGCACATCGCGCACGCGCTCGATCGACTTGACCGAGGAGACGAGCGCGGATTGGTTCATCGGGAAGGCCGTCGTCGACACCTCCCAGAGCTTGAGCGCCTTCAACCGACGGACGCCGTCGGGCCGGAGTTCCGACCCGTTCTCGAGCACGTCGTAGCCGATCGAGAGCCCGTCGATGATCTGGTCGCGCATCAGCGCGTGGACCTCGCGGGCGCGGTTCACCTCCATGTTCAGCCGGCCCTTGATCGCCAGCCCGAGGTGCGTGTCTGTGACCCGGCCCTTGCCGATCGGCATCCGCGTGTTGTGCCCGTCGAGGATCCGGACGTGCCCGTCCTTGGTCGTGACGAACTCCTTGAACGCGCCCGGCTCGACCACGTCGCCCCCGAGGTCGACGTTGCCGTAGACGGCCGCCAAGCCTTCGAACGTCCCGCGCTCGTCGAGCTCCTTGATCTCGAACGGCGTTCCGATGTAGCGCATGCCGTTTCCTTTCCAGAACTGAATCGGTCCGGCCGCCTTGCCGGTCTGGCAGGCGACCATGATGACGCCCGGAGGCATCCCCTCGGTCAGACTCCGGTAGCTGTCCCGCTCGCAGCGATCGGGCGAGAACTGCCGGTAGCGGAGCGAGTCGTCCGTCTGCTCCGGCTCCGGCGCCTTCATGTCGTGGTCCCGGAGCCAGGCCCCGGCGGCCGCGGCGGTCCAGCCCTCGCCGCCGTTCACGTCCGAGGGCGAGCGGGACCTCGAGAAGACGACGGTTTGCACCTCGGTCGCCTTCGCCTCCTTCTCCCGCGCGCGCCAGCTCGTGTAGCAGATGCCGGCCCGGACGTCGTTCTCGTACTCGCGGACCATCGCCGGATCGCTCATGCAGCGCGAGATGAACTCGCGCTCGCTTTCGTCACTTCTCGGCTTCGGAATCGGCATCAGCGGGCTCCTGTTCCTTCGACCGAACTTCGCCCGCGCCGGGTAGGTCGTCGACTGGCGTGAGGTTCACCTGCACCGTGTAGTCGTCCATCCCTGGTTGATTCACACGGCCGAGATTTTCTTTCGCCCGCGCTTCGTTGCGACTTAGGATTCCGTTCTGCACGAACCCTGAAATCAATTGTTGTCTAGATGTCGCATCTATGCTGAGAATTTCATCGTAATCAAAGCGGAAAAAATACCGTTGTCTTTCACTTGTTGAAAGCAGCCAATGTCTAGCAGAGCGCTCCCACAATCTCAGCCACGGTTTGAGTGTTCCATGAACGAATTGCAAGCTTTGATGTTCGATGTTACTAAATGTCGCCCGTGATAAGTCAGCGACCATATGCGGCGGGATGAGATAGAACCGACAGATATCGGAAATTGAGAATTGCCGCAACTCAAGAAATTGAGCATCTTCAAGTGGCATACCCCAAGGTTCGAGTTTCATCCCGCCTTCTAGGATATGAATCCGATGTGCGTTATCTAATCCGCCTAAGAGTTGATTGATATTCTCGCGCGCAATCGGACGTTGTTCCGGTTTTAAATGGCCCGGATAGGTGGCAATTGCTGATGGTCGCGCGCCATTCGAGAAAAACCGTGCCTGGAAATCTTCAGTAGCTAGCGCAACTCCCATCGTTTCGCGGGCGGAGGAGATCACTGAAAGCCCAGCCAGACCATTTAGTGAAAATGACTTGAGATGCCAGATTTTTTCTTGCGGATAAACTTCCCACTTGTTGCGGTCGTTTATCTTGTAGCTGATCGTCCCATCGTCGGAACGGATCGGCTCCACGCGATTCGATGGAATCGGATATAGCGACACCAACTTACCGCGGCCATCAATTTGCTTAAATGAATAGGCGTTGCCACGTAAACCCAAATTCAACTGAGCCGCCTCGCGAAATTCAAGATCGGTCATATCTGCGTTTGGCCGATCAGTCAGAATCATCGCAGTCGGATGATCGTTGATTTTTATTGGGTTACCATGCGCATCTTTTTCGTACATTGCGAGCGGTAGCATCCCGATCGCTTCGGAGAGGATCTTGTTGCACGCCCAGACGGTCGAGACGCGCATCGCGCTCTCGTCGTCGACGCGCTTCCCCGAATTCGAGGTCGAGGAAAAGAGGTCCCAGCCCTTCGGGTCGAGGAGCGAGAGCGAGATCGTCTGCGGGATGTTCGCGGCCTTCGTCCCGAGGGCCCAGGCGACGAGTTGCCGCCGCCAGCGGCTCAGACCGGGTCGGCCAGCCATCCCTCGATCCCGCCTTCCTCCTTGCGCTCCGTGATCGGGCGCGCCACCGCCATCAGGAGCGCGCACATGTCGTCGATCTTGTCCGCCGAACGCTTCCGGTCGGGCGCCATGTTCATATTCGCGTCGTAGCGCGGCACGAGGTTCGCGGCGCACCATGTGAGCACCGGGTCCCCGCCGTGCGCCAGCCTGCCCCCGCGGTAGAGGCGCTCGAGCCCCTGCATCGCCGGGTGATACGACCTCGGGCCTTGCCGGAACTCGATCATCGGGAAGCCCTTTTCTATCAACCGGTTGACGAGGTCCGTGGCGTTCCACGGGTCGAAGGATATGCCGCGGATCCGCGGGAAGCGTTCGCGAATTTCCTCGAGGTCGCGCTCGATCGCCGCGTAGTCGGCCACGTTCCCGGGGGTCTGTCGGATCAGCCCCGACGCGACCCAACCGGCGTACGGAACGCTCCCGCGCTCGGTGCGCTGCGCGACTGCGGCCTCGGGCACCCAGCGGATCCCCCAGGTGTAACCCCGACCCTCGATCAGCCAGAAGAGGCGGAAGGCGCAGAGGTCGGAGGTGCTCGCGAGGTCGAGCCCGCCGTCGCACTCCTGACCCGCGAGCCACGCGAGGTCGACCGGAGCGGACCCGCGGCGCCAGGCGGCGAGGTCGATCCAAGCCTCGGCGGCGGCAGAGCGGCGGTTCAGCCGTTTGATCCGGAACTCAGCCAAGCGCCCGGGCATCTGCCGCGCCTCGAGCGCCTCCTTCTCGACCTCGCGGCGAAGCACCGGGTTGACCTCCATCAGCGGGTTTGCCTTCACCCAGCGCTCGGCGTCGAAGTCCTCGTCCTCGTCGTCGATCGCGAAGATCGCCGCGAGGAAGTGCTCCGCGTCCACCGCCCGCTGGAGCACGCTCTCGGCGAACTTCCGGAGTTCGGGCCAGGGGCCCGGCGTCTCGTAACCCTCGGTGGTCGTGAAGAGCCAGAGCGGGTTCCGCCGCGCGCCGGCGGCGCTCCGGAGGACGTTCAGGAGGTCGTGCGTCTTGTGCGCGTGGATCTCATCGAGCGCGGTGTGCGAGGGGTTCAACCCGTCCTGGGTCGACGCCTTCGCGTTGATCGGCTTGATCGAACTTCCCTGAAGGTAACAGGCGATCGCGTTCGCGAACGGCTCGAGCATGAACGCATTCCGGAGATCCGGCGTCGCCTCGACCATCCGCTTCGCGATGTTGAAGATCACCCGCGCCTGTGACCCCGTCGTCGCTGCCGTGATGAGCTGCGCCCCGGGTTCGTCCTCGCAGCACTGGCAGTAGAGCAAGATCGCCGCGGCGAGCGTCGACTTCGCGTTCTTCCGCCCGATCAGGAGTAGTGCCGAGCTGAAACGCCGTCCCCCGTCCTCAGTCCGGAACCCGAAGAGGTTGACGAGCAGGAACGCGTGCGCCTCGTGAAGCTTGATCGTCTCGGTCGCCCAGCGTCCCTCGACGTGTGGTAGGCACTCGACGAACTCGCAGGCCGCGTTCGCGCGCGCTGGGTCGAAGAAGAACGACGCCGTGCCATGCCGAACTCGCGCGAGGTCGCGCAGGAACCGGGCGGCCGCGAGACGGAACCAACGGCCGTGCCGCTCACCCTGTTCGTCGCGGACCGCGGCGCGCGCGTAGCGCTTCGCCCGCGCGACGTGATCAAGACTTCTTGGCGAACTTCCCGAACTTGTTGGCGCCGGCGGCGCGGCCATCTCCACCAGGTTTCACCCTCGATTGCGCGGCCGGCGTCAGCCCGAAGTCACCGAGCAGCGCCCGGTAGGTCGAGTAGGCGTAGGCGCTCGGCTTCAGCCGGCGCTCGTAGCAGTCGACGATCTCGCCGTGCAGCCCGCAGAGATGCGCGAGTGCCATTAGACCGCCCTCGGTCAAGAGCCCGTTCGCGACCAGGATCGGCGCGAGCCGCCGCCATTCCGTCAAGGCGTGTTCGTTCTTCAGCCAGTCCGGAGCGTCGGGAACTTGCCGGAGCGGCTCGATTTCGACCGCTGAATGCGCGCCCGGACCGGCCGTCCCGCTGATCACCTTCAGCGCCAAAGGCTTAGGTGGTGCGCCCATCTTTTACCCCTTTCCCCTTTGCAATCAACGGCGTCATAACCTCGTTATTCACCGTCGTTTCCGGGTGCTTTGCTAAGTGATTGAACTATCTAAAAAAAGATGAACTATCTAGCCGGGCGTGCGAAAAAACGGCTAGGCGCGCGGTCTTGCCGCCCCAGGCCCCAGAGATAGAACCCGCCCTATCCCCCGGCCGGCGGACCAGC